TACTATCTATACAGTTGAGCCAAGCGAAAAACTAAGCAAAACATCAACTTTTTTGCAAAAAATGCCGTAAGCATGTGGTTTTCAGACCAAAATACCTACTTTAAGTTTGGGCGGTCGGTGCAAAGTCGGTGTCGATTAGCTGGATTTACTAAAAATCTACTATCACTCTTTGTTTCGATATTCCTTTTAAGCTGAAGAAGAAATTGCTATATAATATAATATATCTTCGATGAGTCCGTTTTATATATAACGGATTACATGAAGCATATATTATATAATGCCTCAATTCTGCGTGTGTTATTAATATAATATCAACTAGGGCGTTTCGCTAAAAAATTAGAGAAATGACCAAAAAAAAATTGTCTCATCGCGAAAGTAAACAGGCTATCCAGCAAATAATTGGATGGACTCCCCCTGCTTTTCATCAGGCGTCGGAATGCTACGTATCCTTCAAGGCATTCGATCCTTGTATCAATACAATGCGCCTGAAGAAGATTATGCTTAACCATATTAAAGGAAAGCGAAATCAAAGAGCTTACGGAGAAGAACTCGTTAAGCGTCTTACCCAGAAGCTTCTTGACGGATGGAATCCATGGATCGAAGAGTCATACCCAGAGGAGTATGCTTTATTTAGTGACGTGTGCGATAAATATAAAACATATCTCGCCAAAATTACTAAAGAAGGTGGTATAAAGCCTGGAACCAAATGCAATTACGAGTGCAAATTGTCGTTTATGCTCAAGTGGGTAGAGAAAGATAAGAGGATTACTTATATCTATCAATTTAACAAGAAGTTTGTGTGCGATTTTTTAGATTACGTTCTCGTTGAAAGAAATAATACCTTGCGAACGAGAAATAACTATATTGGTTGGCTGAAATCGTTTTCCGGCTATCTCATAGAGAGAGGGTATGTCCAGAAGGATCCGACTGAAGGCGTTAACGCCTCCACAAAACTGGGTCCGAAGAATCGAAGTGTCATACCAAATGACGTACTATTGCAAATTAAGTCATATCTAGAGAAGGAGAATAAGCACTTTCTTTTAGCCTGTTATATCCTTCACTACTTGTTTGTTCGTACTCACGAGATGACTTTTCTGAAAATCAAGGATATATCTAGGGAAAAGAAGACATTAACTCTTAATGGCGCATATACTAAAAATGGGCATGATGCCATCGTTACTATCCCGAATCATGTCATCGCATTGATGGAAGAATTGGATATTTTTTCAGCGCCGCCCGACTTCTATCTTTTCGGGAAAAAGTTCCGCCCGGGAATGACGCCGATACTGGCTGAAAGATTCTCTAGATTTTGGGTCGACAATGTAAAAAAGACGTTGGGATTAAGTGATTTCTATAAATTCTACAGCCTGAAGGATACGGGAATCACTAATATGATTAAAGCAAAAACCGATCTACTTACGGTAAGAGATCAAGCCAGACACTCGTCAGTGAAGGTTACAAACATCTACACCCCTCAGGATTGCAAAGAAGCGAATCGTGATCTTATAGGGTATGAAGGCGTATTTTAATATAATGATTGTAGGAGATTTTTCTCCTACAATCCTACTTTCCTACAAATCACGCGGATAGCACTCTACATGTATGCGCCCATCGATGATGTACATCTCAAGTTCGTAACCTTCGTCGAGCATTTTTGAAATTTCATTTTCCGTTGGAATATCATATGATGTAAAAACATCAAAGAAACCTGCTACCTCAGCCCGATCTCGTATTATGATACGTTTAGAGTTCTCTTGCAAGAACTTCTTGGGCTATCTGCTTAGCTTGTATTCTCCAGGCCTGATAAGCATCGAACTCTGCTTCGTGGCTCTTATCTCCATCTCCTCGATTGGCCAAGATTGCCTCTACCTGATTCTGGCTGTATTTGGTTCGTACCAAACCTGCCGTGAAATCACCGTAAGTAGCAGACTTTGCCTTAATCTTGGTAGAACCATCGGCTTCATCACCTTCGTAACTGAAGGCGGTTTTACCCGAATCTGAAGCTTCAGATTTTGTATCTGAAGTACCGGAAGTCTCGGGATGATAGTTTTCTACTTTCTGCTCACCAATGTAAAGCAGGAAATGGTCATCGTCAAATCTGACGTAACTTTTGCGAGATAAATATACCTTTTTCATCGTTAAGTAAATTTATAAAACTTCTTTTTAAACTTGTTGTGCAGTTCTGCGACAACGGTGGAGAATGGAAGTTCATCACGACAGAAGTCATTTAGGGCTTGATCTATGAGAATCTTGGAACCTGTATATAGATAGTGCTCTACAGTTTGCCAGACCTCGCTCTCTCCTTCAAAATGGTCGATGATACGATAGCGCAGTGAGAGACGTTTCTTAGGCATCTCTTTGCTGACCAAATGAGTGCTGCCATCGGCAGCGGTCTCTTCTACCTGTACGACCTCTTTTTCTATGACAGAGTCGTCAACCTTGTAATCAATCACTTGGATGAGGAATTTGTTCTCATCCTGTCCCTCATGGCAGATAATGTCCTCAATGGACTGCTGCTGTGATTTTTGCATTCCCTCGAAAGGCACACGAGATTTGCGAGCCTTAACGAGTTTTCCGAATCTTTCCATACCGATTTTTTTATATAAGTTTTTTGAATTGGCGTGAATTCCTAACCCAAGGCGTGAAGCTGCCTTGAGCTCTATTTGTCTTTGTGTAAACCCATGTTTGCGAAGATTAGCCACCTGCTTGCAGAGATCATGCTTAAACCGTTTTCGCAAGAGTGCGTGGTCGGCATAGATGACCTGTCCACAAAAATCTATACCATCGCAAGTTCGATGGATTCCCCACGACTTGTTTATTGAGAGATGCCAATCACGAGCTAGGTGCATGACAGCTAACTCCGCCATCAGACGCAGGAAAACTTTGTCTTCATGGAGAATATAGATGTTATCCATGAAACGATAATAATGATGGAGCCCATGACGGCAGAACTTTTCGAAACGCTCATTAAGAAAACTGCCCCCCCCACATAGTAGTTGAGCCTGTTGCTGAGTGCGACAGGTAACAAGCATGTCGCTCACATAGCGAGCTTGCCAATAGTGGAATTTTTCGGGGTCGTCGATGATATCGAAGCATCTGAGTGCCAGATAGTCGAACCGGGCGAGAAAGAGCTGTCCCAGTAGCTGGGCTAGTTTTACTCCAAGTACGATTCCTGGGTTGAACGAGTCAACTACCTCATCTATAAAGGAGAGGAGTTTTCTGTCTTTAATCTTGCGGCGATATTCACTCTTGAGCAAGTTGTGATCTATACACTGAAAATAGTGGTGAATATCAATAGGAAGGCAATAAAATGTATCTTGCTGTGGAGAGTTGAATATATCTCTCTTAATAAGATTGTAGAAATAATGAGTGCCCTTGCCCTTAGAGCCTGCAGGGCAATGGTAGTAGATGGTGTTACGTATATCATCCTCTACAGGATTGAGGGCTGCGTGTTGCATGACATGATCTATGACTGGCAACTTGTTAAGCTGGCGATGCTTCGGGTATTCTATATCCTTAGATACATACCCTGATGTATGCCAAGTCTGGGCTGCATATGCTTCAAGCATACGCTCTATGTTATGATCTAGATTGGCATCAAATTTCTGCACACCCCTGCGAGACATCTTTTGTCGGGCATAATTATAGAAAGCCCGACGAAAATTGTCATTTGTCTCGACTTGTGGAGAAATGTTACCAAATCTTTTCATAAGCGGTGTAATGTCTGTGTAATTGTGTGAAACTGTGTAATGTCTGTTGTCTGCTATTTTTTATCCTATAACCTTCGACCGGATGACCCTATTGTCATCATCTACCAGCTAGATGAACTATGTGTATGTTTCGCCATGGGGCGAGGTCTGACCCTGTTGTCTCGAACGGAGAGCAAACACCCCGTATTGAGATATGTTAAAGTTGAGAGCGGCGCCGTAGTTCACGTTGGCATTCGAGACATCATTGTTATCGTTGAGCGTCGAAAGACCGCATTGACCACCATTGTTAACACTACCACCACGAAGGCAGAGACGGAAACCAGCACCTAGGGTCACAACCTGGTATTATTATGAATACCGCTGCAAAGATACTAAAAATAATCGGTATGGAAGTATGTCAAAGAACTTTTTTCTAAAATTTTTTATCGCCGACCGCCAAAGGCGGTTATTGAAGCGAGCAGAGCTCGCTGGGTGCTTCGGCTTCGCCGTGTGTACTCAGGTCTCTTATGTACACCTAGTAATCTTATGTACACCCAGCAAACTCATGAAATCTTTAGGCCGCCACGTACACTGGTTCGACTGGCCACTCCTCTACTGCTTCGCAGAGAGCGGCGCCGTAGTTCACGTTGGCACTCGAGACACCATCGTTATCGCGGAGCGACGAAAGACCGCATCGACCACCATAGCTAACACTACCACCACGAAGGCAGAGACGGAAACCGCTTGTTGCGCCGGACGTATTCCAATAATAAGCACACCAGTAGGTAGTCTGGCTGCCTCCGACGGCCGTTGGAAAATTCTCCAGGTTGTCCATGGAGAGCATGGTTGCCCAGCCTTCGCCTTTTTTGATGGATGTGCTGTAGGCAATCATTCCTGTGGCATTACCGACAGTCCATGAACCATAGATGAAAGGTGCTACAAGGTGGGTGACTGTCGTATCTTCGTTGACCCTTACGAACTCATCATCCATATGATACCAGAGATGACCGTAAGAGTTTTTAAGGCCGAAGAAGGAGTTGACCTTGGCCGCATACCAGGTAGAGCCGTCATCGTTGAGTATATTGACGGTAGTCTCTCCGCAGCTATCGCCCAGGTCGAGACCGGCATCCATCGGGACGAGCGGGCGGCAGCCGTTGTAGCTATTCCACGCACTCCAGTCTTTTTGTGTCACGCCAGGACCAAGACCACCCTGATAGAGTCCGTTTGCATCTCGCTCTGTGTTGACTGCCGCCTGTGCGTAGTGGGTGCCGAAGATAACCCCGAAGAGCGCAGCGGTCACGGCGAAGTGGCGCATCGAGGAACAGAGCCACCCCGTTCCGTTCTTTCTGGCCGCAGCTCGCCAGTACTCTGTATTTTGGTTGCAGGCTGGCTTGCCGAGGAGCGAACGGTTGGTGTTGTCGAGGGTGGCATCGTTATTGCCACCTCTGTAGTCTGCGCCTGTATTAAGGAAGCTAACCAGACGACCTGTGCTGCGCTCTAAAGTGGCATGGCCAGAGGCAGAACGTGATCCGATAGGGATTGTGTAGTTATATTCACCTTTGATTGGAGTAAGTCCAACCTTCATATAGAACAAGCGGCCTACGGTCTTGAATACCAGATAGAACTTACGGTTCCATCCCCACTGGTAATGTCCCTCTGATCCGTCTAACTTTGCAGCCTCTCCTGTGGCATATTTGTGATGATCTTTGGAGTCGAGTTTTCGGCGGCTATGGTCATTCTTGACCAGGTAGCAACCGAGACCAAGCTGAATTGGCAGCTCTCTCAAGAGCTCAAGCGATCCCACATAGGTTGCTGCCTGAGGGGTTGCGTTGTCTAGATTCCAGACACGCCCGCACCAAAGATTCTGTCCCATATCTACAGCGTCTTTGAGCGACATCTGCTGTGCCGTGCCCGTCTTTCTATCGTAGACCTCAATCTGTTTGTCTGTCGAGGAAGTGTCGGCAGCAGGGAGGTCTGCCACCTGCTGCGCCCCGTCGAAGGCTGCGATGATAGCCTTGACCTTAGCCTCTTCTTCTGATGTTAATGCCATAATTAAACTGTATTTAATTGATTAAACAATGTGATTTAAATGATGCGTAATGATGAGCCCACCTTGCGTAGCTTTCCCGATGCCGACAGGCGAAGGCGTGGCTGGTGTATAGTGATGCTCACCTCTTGCCAAAGCGGTGTGTTGGCTGTTGGGATGACCCAGAACTTGGTCGTGCCCTCGCCCTTGACGATGAGGTTGCCGCTTGGGTCTGCCACCAGCGAGTCGCCCTCGGCACGTTGGAAGAGCACGCTCTGAGGGAGGTAGCTCGGTATGAGTTGGGCTGTGATGCGCTGTGCCACCTTGTTGCGTAGGCTTATCTCCGGGAGATAGGTCAGGTTCATACGCGATGGTGCGATGAAGCCTGTGGCTATCTGACCTGCCAATCCATCCATCTGTGCAATCTTGGCATCGGCTCGTTTGGCGGCAGCATCTGCCTCTGTAGCCTTTGTCTCTGCTAGAGCTGCTTGTGCTGCTGCAGCTGTAGCCTGCTCTTGTGCAGTATTGGCTGCACTCTGAGCGAGATTTGCTGCCTTGTTGGCATCGTCGGCTGCACTCTGTGCCTTGATGGTTGGTGTCTTATCGAGCCATCTGCGCCATTTGGTGTTTGTATCCGAAGGAGTTGTTGTGTTACCATCCTCCAGTGACGCATAGACTCCTGTAGATGTATGAACTATATCCCCTTCATCGTAGCCCCTAACAGTCTGTCCATCCTCTTCATATGAGTAGTCCGACTTCCAGGTACCTTGATCGGTGAAGGCGACATTACCAACAACAATGATATTTGTATTATCTGCCATATATTTATTAAACTTTAATGACTAACTTGTTTCTACGCTTGACAACATGTTCTGCGACATGGCTTCCGTAATCAATCATAAGTAACTTGTTACGATGCTGGCGGAATGACGGATACATAGCGCCGCCTCGAGCAATGACACCCGTATCGACATATTCATGCTTGGAGAGGTCCCATTGCCACCAGTTTCCGTTGCTTCCCATTTTGGGTGGATGATCGTTCATTTCCTTAGCGAGGTCGGTCTGCGTCTTTGAGTTGGTAATGGCGGCGGAGGTATCCTGCTGTCGCTTGGTTTCTGCCGTCTTGCGTGCCGTCTCGTTATTATTGCGAGTAGTTTCGGCGTTCTGACGTGCGGTTTCGTTGCTATTACGAGTATTTTCAGCCTTCACTCGGTCAGCTTCGCCCTGCGTTACCTTGGTATAAGCCGCGGCAAGAGCTTCCAGGTCTGGGTCTATATCGGTATAGGCTACTACCTGAGACCACGTTTTGCCATTATCATAGCTCACCTCGATACCCATCGTGCCGCCACGAAACTGAGGGGTCTTTCCCTCGGCTACTACACCGAGATCTTCGCCACCTATCTCCCAATGGCCGTTGCTGTTGATTGCTGGCTTAATACCTGCGATCAGATAAGCCCTTGCGAACTCGGCAGGTATCTTAGCCTGCGAGCCGTTAGCCATGTAGATCCAGAAGAAGTCGGTACTCACCACTAGGCGAGACGCCGTATTCAGCTGGCTGGCTACGTCGTTGATGTTTACTGCTGCCATAATACTATTCTGGTTTTATCTGCTTCATAACTCCTTCGCCTGCAGCCGGGGTAAGCAGTTGCTCGGCTACACGACTTATGATTTCCTTCTCGCTATCGTCAATCTCCACCTCGCCCTGCGTTTCGTAGAGTTTATGGGCGAGCACGGAGCAGGCTAATCCCTGCCCGCGCTCATAGATGACGTTAGCTATCTCCTTGCGCATATCCATTACTGCGCATTGTGTCTTACTGAGGTCAGTAAAGACCTCTACTCTTTCCAGATTTATCTTCATATTCTTATGTTTTGTTAATGATATATATACTGCAATTGCCAATTATATCCATCCCAGATCAGAATATTAAACTGCCCGACATCATCAGAATAAAACTTATCTGAGGTTGTATGTATCTTGCCGCAGCAATATAGCCTTCTGCCTGAAACAACAGGGTCGAAATATATCCTGCTATTACCCTGTACGACTATCAGCATCTGACCCACCATAGGAGTCTTCGGAAGTTTTACGTCCACCTCGCTGCTGTTAACCATAACCAGGATACCTACTCTATTGTTATCAATAGCAGTCTGTTCTTTCTGCGTCACAGAACCAGTTCGAATCACATTCTGCGCGATACATCCCAGAAGATTACCGCCAATGCTACGTATGCCGATGCCTTCGTCTGTATCAACATGTAAAGCTGCGTAAGCAGGATTATTCACAGGATTTCTTGCGCTGGCAGAGCTGTTCAGGTTCAATCCGTTACTAAGTTTGCGAACTATCATCGTGGCATTAACGACATTAGAAGATCCTGTCTGGCCAGATGCACGATCTCCATACATATCGCATGTCGTTTGCCAATACTTTGTAAAAGGATTTATTAACGCAGCCTTACCGACGCATACCTCTCCATAGCCATTATTATAGTATCCACTCCAGAACGATGATTGTTCCAGTACCGTACCCATATATAGAACATTCTGATAAAAAGTACCAATACTAAGCCCTGCTTCTGTAATATTCAGACCTCCAATAGTTCCTGAAGTTGCGTGAATCGTACCTGTAATCACGGCATCCTTTGCTGTCAGCTTACCGCCTCTAGTTATAGAAGTGGTAGCCGTGCTGCCTTCAGTACCGCCAATCCAGAACGCATAATCTGCATTATTCTTCACCCACCGGAACGAGCCAAAGATATTATTGCCCTCCATCAGGTTGAACTGCTGGCCCTGGGCAAACTTCAGAACCGCATTCTTTCCCACGATAAGAGGACAATACATCGGACCGGCATCACTCAGTTTCACCCATAACTTATTGTTGTTAGAGTCAACTGCCGAAGGGTCGAAGGAACTGCCCGTAGCCGTATGCGTAACGTTGCATTGGTAGACAGACCAGCCATCGTTAGCATTACTATCCTCGATATATATCAGATCGAGATACTTCTGTTCCAGGGTCATGGCAGAGTCATTGTGGTAGGTTGTCCCGCTCTTCCATCCTTCGGAATTCCGGACGATACAGCCGTTCTTACCCATCTTTCCGGCTTCGGCAAAGTTGGCTACCACAACAGGCTGACTCCAATCGTCCTGAACAGAGTCAGTACCATGTTTTCCTGTACGAACAGACTCCCAGATGAACCGGTTTGTAGACGATACAGCCAGCCGTTTTGCCGTCCATCCTCCCTGAAGGATACCATTTGTACGGTAAGGCTTAGCTGGCGCCACCGTATCGTTAGTGGTAGCGATATAGGCGCGCTCCATAACGATGGTTTCAGCCTGCATCGGCATCGCCTTGCTCCAGGTTATGTTGCCTACAGCATCTACGGTTCCGTCGCTCCGCCATAAACTCTCAGTAAGAGCTATCATCGATTGCCAGGCAAAGAGACCATAGTCGCCGTAGCTGTCTGTGCCGCCATCTTTGAAATATCCGATGAAGAAATAATATTCTCCTGCATCAGGCATGGATAATTTGGCAACAAGACTCTGACCGTCGCCGCTTACTACATAGGCATGCTCCGATCTGTTGAGATATTCGCTATCTTCCTTTATCTGCTTGCCCTCGCTATTGATAACCTCAGACGGCAGATAGAGACGAGAGATACATACCAGGTCATAGTTGGCTTCAGAGTAAGACTTCAGCATCACTCTGATATAGCTATCCCGGAAATGGTTAACAACCTTAATACGACGTATGCACTTGCCGTTGCCACCAAGAGAGGAAGGAGTCTTATAGAAAGTTTTCTTCTGCTTGATACCATCTAACAGAATTTCACTTTCTTCTGTTCCCCATGCGCTAGTACTGCTGTTGTACCGGTCGATAATCTCATCTGTTGTAATCTTACCACCCAGCACGATACTCTTACCTCCCGTAGCTGGAGCCGTCTTTGTCCAGCCGCTGCCAATATCATCCTGCGCTTTATCATAGTCGGCAAGCGTTTTCGGGGTAGGAAGAACTGATGGTTCTGAAGCTGAAGACTGATAGCCTACGATGAGACCATCGCCATCCTTACCATCCTTACCATCCTTACCATCCTCACCATCCTTCGCTTTATAACCTCCGCATGAAAAGGTTATAATTTCGTCTCCATCCGTAAACCATGTGATTTTCATTATCCACAGCCACGGAGTAACGTCATCAAAGGTAATTTTGCTGAAGTCTTTACTGCCATTTTTTCTGAATTCGGTCGGATCCCTGTTTACTTCAGAACTATTTCCAGCATAATACCAGGTTTCAATGCTTGAAATGCTCTTCGGGTAACGGTTGAAGAGCTTAGGTTCAGAGAAAGTGCCATCCGCTCCTACCTCTCCCGTCTTGTATGCCACATATACATACTGCTTTTCCCGAGTCGGCTCCATCGGATCATCCTGCCACCCCTCAGGCTGCAAGGCGCCCTGCCGACGGTAAGGCCGTGTAATGAAACTCGAATCAGACTGATCAGAGAGATAATAGATATACTCATATCCATCGCCATCCGCTCCACAGGTGAGTACAGGAACGCTTTCCTTATCCAGTACATTTCCGGAAGCATCGTATAAAGCGAACACCACCTGACGGGCATTTCTCTGCACAGATACCTCTGCGCCTATTTCCATGTTAGTATCAGGAGTATCAGCAGTTCCATACTTCAGATGATACCCTGCCGGTAATTCTGTCAGCTTATACCTCTTGTCGTCGGATGACGTTGCCCATATATCGCATGAGATACTTTCTGCACTCATATTGCCCTGATTGTCTATAATCACGCTATCGGCAGATGGTATCAGCTCGTAGACTACTGTATCAGACGATTTCAAAATGGTAAGCTCTCGGGTATACTCGTAGCTGGCTCCGGCATATTTGCCCACAACCGTGATGTCCAGTTTCGTAACCTGGTCGAGCGTATCGGCAGTAAGATTATCTGCATCAACGGTAATCACCTTTGCCTTACCATCAATACTCATTGAAGTCTTCAAGCCTGCCACCGTAGAGATATTGAGCGAGGAAATCTCCCATGGTTCATTGTGATACATGAGGGAAACCTTGGTCTTGATAGGGAAACCTATATACTTACCGGCTCTGGTATTCCATGCCACCGATGCACTCTCGTTGCTCAGATCGCACACCATAAAAGGAAGGCCGTCGTGCTGAATGCGGATAGGCATCTGCACCGTTTTCGAGGTCTTTCCCTCCAGTTCTACGACGATGGTCACCATCGCATCCGACATTTTGCGCATAGCTGCGTAATCGAAATTGGTATCATCTGCAGTTCCGGAAACACCATCCTTGATGTTCTTGACGCCCTTGATGAAAATGGTAGAGTTCTTCACCTCTACGTCGCAGTCCTCGCTTACTACATGCAAGCGATAATGGCCTTCTGTCACGTTCTCGCTATGCTCATCTTCCTCAAGCAGGATATCCATACCCTTGCGCACGAAGACGGCCGTAGAGATGCGGTACTGCTTGGTAGCCTTGCCCTCGTCCTGAGTATAGAGACCATTAATGACATTACCCATATCATCTACCGTGATGACACTCTGATACTGCGAAAGGCTCACATCATAAGCCTTCGCCTCGTTCTTCAGGTCATCGAGCCCAAGAATATCACCGAGATACTCCACGTTGCCGCCGAAGTATACGTTATCCTGTACGAAGATACCATTGCCTGAAGGATGGATATACGATCCGTCTCTTCGCTTGATAGCCAGTCCTCCGAGCCATCCGTATCGACATACGCGGTTCTCTGTATATATCTCCCAGTTGCATACACCATCCAGCACCTCGATATAGCTGTTTCCCCTCGAAGAGAAATACATGCTGCTCTGGCGCTTGTCATCAGTAAAGCTACCATATTGGGCAAAATCCATATAGGCACAAGGATCCGGAGTTGCCTCCGAACGTTTACCATATTCAAACACGAACTTGCCCTTCTCGCTAGTGATGATTTTCTTCACATAAAAGTAAGTAGTGAAGAAACCTTTATGCAGAACGAAATTGCAATCATCCAACGCGCCTTCGGTATTTTTATCTGAACCATGGGCGTTATCTATATCGGCATAAATACCGCGGCAGATGTCACCCACCTGCAGAGATCCGTAATCGTTTCCCTCCAGATGAAGAGAGATGATGTGTTTCTCGGTATCTACACTCTCGATGGTTCCATAGCCGTTGGTATTCCATTGCTCCGCTTTGGTTACAGAGATTTCGTTGAAGACAAACTTAGGAGCAGAGATAAACTGACGGACGAACAGGCTGTTCATCTCTGCGTCACCATTATTATCGATACTTGCGCCGGAACCATAAGCCCCGGAAACGAAATTGTATGTCATGAAGGCATAGAGTTTCGCTAATCCCTCGCCAGTTATCTGGCTCTTTCCGTCTCCAATCTTCAACCCTTTCAGCAGAGATATCACATCCTCGAAGGTGATCTTACCTTTGGCCGTATCGTCTATATCCTTGCGCAGCATCTTCTTTTCGAGTGCGCCTCCAGGAGTGCAGTCGTCTGCCATACCTGCCTTTATTCTGTCGCCCTGGTACAGGATATAACCGTAATCATAAGAAAGTCCGTTCAGCACTTCGATGTTGAAATGCTGATGGCCAATACCTCCTCCGCCACTATATCGGTCGGTCAGAGTACTTGCAAAGTAGTTAAAGAGAGCGTCTGCAGTAGTAACACCCCATGTTTCTGAATAGGGCTCCTGAACAGGGAAGAGCACCCCTCCACTCAGCAGCTGACGTGGAAACTCAACTAAGCGAGGGGCGATAGTAAAATTTCCGATTTCGGGTAGATGGATATCCATCTGTTTGAAATCGCTGGCATCTGACCTCGTGAGGTTCAGGTACGGACGGGCATCTGAATATTTGTAGGTGAAGGTATAGTTCGAAGGCAGTTCCTTCGCCTCATAGTTCACATCACTCTCGATAACGGTTATCTTACGAAGAGAATTGCCATGGTAAACATACTTACCCAGAGACGGGAAGAAATCGAGCATCCACAGGCGCTCCTTCTTGTCCAGGAAACCGGTGTTCTTCTTAAATTTGCGGGTGGTATCTACGCGATATTCCTCTGAATCTTCCTCTATTTCTGCGACATTGTGGGTATGTTCTGCAGTATTTTCGCTGTTGCCGTAGGCGCGGAAACAGTCTACACCTCCTAGCGAATTCTCGAAGAGGAACCACTCTTCTTCTTCGCTCTTCATGTCGCTAGCATAGTAGCGTTGTACGTAGGTAACCCGCTTCCCGTCCTGTTCTACCCAGATATCGTAATAAGATGGCTGGATAGAACCGCCTATCTTCTTGGCGATAATGGCGTATTGTACCGGCACGGTATAAACGGTTCCGGCATTCATATGGTTCATCAGTACCACTTCCTTCTCTTCGTAGGCGGTCCCATTCCACATGTATGCCTTGCACTTCATCACGCTGGTGGCAGTTGCGTAATAGGTAAGGAATTCCGGAGAATAATAGGTTACGGCCTTCACCTGCGGCTGCCAGGTGAGGAAATTGTTTTTCAGAAAATTGGTAGCCGAATCAGAGAGTCTGTCCACACCGGCACGTATCACGGAGAAGGTGAATTCCTTCTTGCTGCCTTCGCTGCCAACCTCGTAAAGTGTCGCCACAAAGGATTTCATGATGTTCGGCTGAGCATAAGGTTCACTACTGTCCTTTACCTCAAAGCTGAGAAGAGGAAGGATGATATCCTTGACGGATAACGTAATCCGGTTCTTATCGTTCGGCGTATAAGTGTGCTGAACGATGTTTGCGCTTGAGCCTTTATAGCGTAGAGCGAAAACCACATCAGCCTTCGAGGTACTGAATATCTCAAAGGCATTCATGGAGCCTACCATGCTCAGAGCATCTGGATATAATAAAACCTGTATCATCTTAAAATTGCTTTGATTATATTGCAAAGTTAAGATAATACAGGTATATAACAAAGGACAATATCCTACGAAATCGGTATGCATTCCAGCCAGACGGTCGTACAATGGTATACCCATTTGCTGTGACGGAACATCGTTGCGTGTCGGGTTTTCTGGCTTACGTATGATTTCTGCAGGCCGTATTTTTTGCCAACATACTCAGCTGAAGGGAGAGGAGGATAAATGATCTTGAAGGTACGGTCCTGGTCGTTACCTGATTTTTTATAGTCATTCTCTGAAACCTCTACCGTCTCTTCGAATCCAAGCCACTGGTACTTGCAGGTCATTGCCGGCATCATATCTTCCAGACTCTCTGCCTCGTTAACAGGAGTAGTGAGAGCGATGGTTCTGAGCTCGCTTTCCGTTGGTTCGCTCTTTCCTCCGAGAGTGAACTTCAGTTTGTTGAAGAAGAAACTTACACCTCTGATCACAACCTTTGCGTAAGAAGGAAGATTCTGCTTCTGCGACTGGGAGAGGAGCAGTTTTACCTTGAGTTCCTGGAGTGAATTCCTGAGCAGGAGATCATACTGCCGGTAGAACTTTTCATAGATACCATCCTCACCATTATACACCAGGGAGTAATCGAATATCTTCCTTGGCGTCTGCTCTCCCTGATGATGCGAGCCGAACCCGACATTTGAATATAGATGCGTATCATATGCAGTCACGGTTCCGCAAGCTATACCATCTGAAGATACGTAAGGGAAGGCGAGCATGACGGGCAACGTAGGATTCGATTCACTTACCTCTTCTCCGTCTTCCGTTGCAACTTTCATCGATGAATTCAGCGTAGCGTAATCGCCGATATACAGTTGCCTGTCCATGTCTCTTGACACGGTCTCCCCGTCTAAGATTTCCCTATACTGGAGCGTACGAACCTCCGGTATCATCTCTGGTATTTCTACATCTTGAGTATCAATATCATCATCTCCAGAATCGTAGCTCTGAGAACAGCCACCTATTTTTACTTTCACGCTGTAGTTGCCGGAATAACCTTTCTTATAGAAGCAACCGTCTGCGCTATCAAAGTAGGCGCCAGAATTTTTCGATACCATATCCTTAATATCATCGTAACTGTCTTCTGTATCGCTATCTGCCTGGTGTTTCGGGCGCAGTACCACACGTTTATAATCGGATGCAGCCTTATAAGATAAGGTAGGTTCTTCAGTCATCTGGCGGGTAAGATCCGCAACCGGCTTACTGTCTATCGCATCTTTCAGGAAGATGATATCTGCAGTATGAGTTCCTTCATCAGAAACGAACTCGCAGAGGAACTTTTTCCGAAAAACTGAGAGAAAATCAGATACCGACACGTCTGGCAGAAGGTCTTCGACACGGATATGTCCATTCACTAGTACGTCTATCACGTTGTTCAAGACAACCATCTTATTGAATGGAGCCGTCTTGGTGAAGAAATTCTCCTTGAGGTCATACCCGAAATGCTTGAAAATCCGCTTCAACAAATAATTGGCACGGATAAAAGGAGATATATAATATCCCTTCGTCAGAGATATCGGTATTTCGTTTACATGATCAGTAAGCATCCATTCACCCGCAAAATACGGCGAGTCAACGCCCAGAGACCAGGTACGCATCTCGTGAGCTGTTACGTATTCGTAACCGCCTCCTTCCTTATATCTCCAGTAGCTGGCAGTACGCATAGTACCTGCATTCCATCCCCAGTTCAGCATTTTGTAGTTGTACTCTGTATCTCTACCCGAGTCATCAGTAAGCAGAACCGGGAAGATATCATAGTTCTCGTTTTTGCCACCTACGAGAGATTTGCAGAACTCGATACACTCGTCTACGGTTGTGCACCCGGGTATCATCTCGTCCTTGAAGATGCTCTTCAGCTTTATGTTCTGTATCTTCGAGTAGAAGGATCCGTCGTTGATATAGAATGAAGAGGAGATGTTTCCCTTATGCTGTGCCGAGAGAACTATCTGTCGGCATTGGGCGAAATACTCGCCGTCTTCGATGCTTACGTTCGTAGCCACCATCTTGTCTCTCATTCCGAAGGTATCGGGATAGTTCAGTATCATGCGGTTGTAATCGCTTGCCGGAATATCCAGCGGGGAGGTCGTTTCCCCGTAATCGTTGAAGAACGGGTTGGTACGTTCTACCTCCAGCTTGGCGTCTTCGCCAAGCTGGTAGGCCTTTCCTTTATCCAGATTTGTTATTTTCATGTTCAGAAGATTTTATTTTTTAGCAAACTTTCTCGCCTGGTTTCTCAGTTCCTGCTTAGCGTCCAGATCCGAGAGTGAAACAAACGAGCGAATTCCGTCTCTCTTGAGCTCTCTGAGCAGTTCCAGGAGCTCGTCATTATTGCGTCCCGACGTAGCGTTTCCTGCGTCACGATGCGCAGATTCCTGCGTCCGGACGTAAAAATCTGCCCCTCCCGGAGCGATTTCAGGACTGATCCGGGCAGACTGACGGGCGATGCTACCACCCAGCGCCCTGCCCTGCATGGCCATCAGATACTTGCTCATGTCGAAGGTTCTTATCTGTCCGGCTCGCTGAGCTGCATCCATCAGGTTAATGAGCGGAGCGATGGTAGGGTTCTCAAGGGCTGCATTCGATGCCACCCACTCCTTGCTCTTGCCTCTAGGTCCCTCGCCCACGATGACGGTAGGATGATCTACGTACCCGCGCTTACCTGGTGCATATTCGGCGTTGAAGTGCTTGCCATCCTGCTCGCGCTCTACATCGATACGTCCACCACTCTCGCGTCCGCTTGCCACACGGGAACCTACCGAAGAAGAACCGCTGGCGCTTCCGTTGAGGGTCATGCGCTTCACCTTCTGGCGCTCTGCATTTGCCACAACCAACTGAGCTGCACCCGTCACACCCATCAGGGCTGCAGCAACAGGTCCGGCAATAGGTCCCAAATCGGCGAGTGCCTTCATGATAGATACTGCAGTATTAGAGATAATCTGAGCTACCTGCATGGCGAAGTTTACGTCAGCATACTTTTTCTGTATCTTCAGTTTCTCGTTGGCTTTTTTCTTCTCCAGTTTCTCCTGGAGTGCGGTATTGCCCTCGGCAGCCTTGATCTCTGCATCATACTTGGCATCCACGTTCGCCATCTCGGCATTCTGCAGCGAAGTCACGGCATTACTGAAGAGGTTTGTATAGTACTGAGCCTGCTTCATGAAGGAATCTCTCTTCAGCTGCTGCACTCTCTCCTCATGTTCCTGCTGAGTGATATACTGGTTATCGAGTGCCTGCTTCAGTTGCTGCAGTTGCCGGTCGTATTCGCTCTGCTGGTCGAAACCGAGAGCCTGCCTAGCCTGCTTCTTCTTGTCATCCTGTTCGTCAAGCAGTTCTTTTTGTTTCGTAATATACTCCTTCTCTATCTGAGTCTGTATATCCTTATATGCCTTCTCCAGCTGTACAGTATCTTCCCCGTTCTGCTTGGCCATATTGAGCGCAGCCTGATAATATCCCCTCAGTACTTCCAGTTTCTGGTCGCGTTGCTGCTCCAGGGTCAGTTCCTGCTGCGTCTCCCCTTGCTCCATCACCTTTGCCAGGGCATCCTGGTAAGCCTGTTCTACCGAAACCTGCTGCTCGAAATGAGCCTGTTCTGCAGCCCGGAGGTTCGCTTGCTGTTTATCCTGGAGCGCTTTCTTCTTTGCGCCATCCGCAATTCCGATATTCTGCGACTGCTCGCTGTAGGAGGTCTCGATGGCGAGAATGTTGACAGTATGCTGAGTCTTCAGAGCCTGCATGGCGAGGTCGTACTTCTCCTGAGATACCTGCTTCCGGGCGAGAGCCATGTTCCAGTTGTTCACGTCCTGCTGATAGTCCTGGTTGGCTGCATCGATATCTGCCTGTCGGTTTTCTGAAAATCTCTTCGATGCGATATCGTCAGGATTAGGCTGCGTGGTAGTAGTATTTACGGTTCCGGTATGACCGCCACCCCCTTTTCCGCCACCACCTCCGATGCCGCTGTCCGGTACTTCCGGCTCTGACGACTCCTCCACGGTCTGCGTCATGATACCCTTTCCGAAGGCGCCTGTAATGGTATGAATCTGCGTATCGAGTTGTTTGATGCTATTCGATATCGAATTGACCTGCGACTGGAAGTGACCGACTGCATCGCTCTGAGTATTACCTACCGCACCCCAGGATGTGGTATAAGAAACACCTTGACCTTGTGCTGATTTTGCGCCAGCAAGGTTCTTCTTTGCGCCGGCAAGTTTAACCTCCAGTTCGGCCCGCTGCTCGGCAAGACTCTGTATCTGCTTCTTAGCACCCTGTACCTCATAGAGTTTCACCAGATTGTTGATGTAAGCCTTCAGAGCCTTATCCGATGCCTTAAACTTCTTTGTAGTCTTGTCGATGGTAGCATTATATTGAGGAACTATCTTGTTGAGAGCGTCCACGGCCTTGTATCTTTCGTCCATGGAGAGTTTCTCGTCTTTCGCCACCTTTACCAGGTTCTCCAGTTTCAGTTTTTCCTCCACCACCTGTTTCTGTGCCTCTGCCCTGATATTGTTGAGTGCCTTCTGTGCCAGCGTCGACGCGTCGGCTGCCTTCTTCATATCCCAGAGCTTCATGGCGAGCAGAGCTACTCCTGCAGCGATCAGACCGAAGACGCTTGCCTTCATGGTGGTGTTCATCGATGCCCATGCTGCCTTGGCCTGAGTAACCCTACCTGTAAGCAGGAGGAAACCCGCCTGCAGCAGTTTCAGAAGTCCGGTTCCGGTAGCGCAGATTACGTTCCATGCCTGCTGTGCTGCGGCAGCACCCTTGGTTACAACGATATTCGTCTTGATGGCGTTGCTGGTGGCGATTGCTACAACCGTGAAGGCTGTGAGCAGAATACCGAGCGTCTTCACCACGCCCTGATGCTTTACGCACCAGGAAATGAGACTGATGGTGTTCAGCTGCATATCTGCATAGGCATCATCCCATTGTTCCTTGAGCGGGAGGATTTCGTCTCCCAGAGCCTTCTGGGCGTTCTGCAGTTCTACCGTCTTCTGGGCTGCCCTGTCGGCTGCGCTGATATAGGTCTCTCCTGCCTCGGCAAGCTGGGTATCCACAATCTCTGCCACAGCCTTCATGAAGTCGCCCGTCTCCTTGGTCTTCTCCGAGATTTCTGCTGCAGAGATTCCCAGGTTATCGAGGATCAGAGGAGATTTGCGGCCGAGACCGGTCACGATGCTGTTGGTCATGTAGTCTACCGACTGACCCGTCTGCTGCGCCTTCAGCTGGGCAAACTGCAAGTACTTACCGAGGTCTTCGAGTGGTATGCGGAAGTCTTTGGCTTGCACGGCTGCGGTCATCAACTGCACATCGTTGACTGTGTTCTTGGTTGCCTTGCGAAGATTCTCCAAGAGGTCAGGCTGATCCATATCCTTGAAAGCCTTGGTCACACCATCGGCGGTTTCTGCCATCTCCAAGCCACCATCAATAAGTTCTTTGACGGAATCTTTGAAACCTTGTGCGTAACTACCAAAGAGTTCTGCTGCCTTGGTCATCATGTTACCATATAGCATTCCGTTAGCTTGGTCGCTAGCCGCAAGTTCACCAAAACTTTTAGCGTTCTGTTTCAATTCAGCCATTCTACTGCTTACCTCTTGCAACTTTTGCTCCAATATATCATAAAGTTCTGGGTTGAGCGTTTTTGAGGTGTTTTCAAATTCCTTCTGCAAACTTTTCTGCTGCTTCTTCAATTGACTCATAGTCATATCAAGCACATTGAGTTTACTGGTCTGCTCGCCTATCTGAGAGGTAAGGTTGCGAATTTCCTTACCAGTCTCGGTATATTGCTTCTTGAGGTTCTTGTAGGTATCAGTCTCTTTCTTGCCAGCTGCCTCCAGCTGAATCATCTGGCTGAGTCGTGCCTTGTTCTCGGAGCGCAGCTTCTTGCTCTGCTGCTCCAGCCGGTATATTTCCTTTTGGGCTGCTGCCGCCTTCACATCGACGGTGTAGCGAATTTCGTCTTCCGTTAAATGTTTACTTGCCATAACTTATGATTTTTGAGGGTTGAGTGACTTTTCCAGTTCCTGACGGATGCCTTGGCGTATCTCATCCGTGAAGCCATAACGGAGCTTAGGGAACGTCTCGTGATAGAGCACGCCCCATACCACACGGTTGTAGAGTGCAAGGTTCCTGCGCTTGAACTTGCTGATGCGGTCGTTGCGCTGGCGGTATTGCATATCGAGGAAACGGAGATAAGGAAGGATTCGCACGAAGATGGTGCGGTTCTCGCCCGAAATCTGGCTGTCGAACGAGTGTGCGGAAAGCGTGGTGAGAAGTCTTCCGGTACGGCGCTGGAAGTTGCTGCGCACCACGTTCTCCTGTGTGGAGTATATCTTCAGGATACCTTCCTGAAGAGTCTCGTGAACAAATTTCTTTTTAACAAGACTGTCTGTTACCATATTCTTTATACATTACTAATTAGCAATGCAAATATAATAACAGGCGAGTATATGGCAAAGGACTAGTACCTGAAGAACTTTACGTATATAAGTATTCCAAACAAAGGAGTAAATATGGTACATAAAGTCAGATAAACAAGCCATTTTGCAAACATCCTCGAGCCGACAACAAACGGTCCAAGAACAAGCGCAATCACGAACGACACGAACTGCACGAAGCCAAAGAAAGTATCTAACATAATCTATATATTTTAATGTGTTACTAATTCTCGGGTGCAAAGATACACCACTTTTTCTGAAAAACCAAATTTATGCTCCAGAAAAAATGGCCACCCTCACGGGCAGCCATCCTTAGTTAGAGAATTGACTAAATTAAATTATTTGTCACTTTATTACATGATAGACTAGAAAACTACTTTTTTCGTTCCACAGCACTTCGACCAGTTTCTCGAACATCTCCTTGAGCTGTTCATCGGTAATGCCCGAGATGTACATGCCGTTCAGGCTGAGCATGTGTTCACGTGCCGGCTTGCCGGCAACCATCACTTCGCACTCCTCAAAGATAGGGTGCTTTCTTTCTTCCTCGATGTTGGCTGCAACCTTAGCTGCAGCATTTTTATTCTGATTTTCCATAATCTGCTTAAAAATTAGTTGTTACTATTGTTATCTATATCAATCTCATCCTGCAATTTGCAAGCCGTGTACAGAGCCTTCTGCAGGTCCTCGTTGGCATTCATAGCTCCATGCATCATGATAGCGAGCATCTTATCATCGCCGGCGCCGCCGACAGCCAGGTTGAGATTACCATCCGTACTCACGTCGGCGGTTATTAGAAAGAAGGCTCGCTTATCGCTCTGTTCCTGCCACTCGCATAGCTCTTTGGTAACCTTCTGGACGGTTCCGAATGACTTCAGGTCGCCATGAAGTTCTGCATCGGTACCTTCGCAGACTTTATCTATACCAACTGAATATTTTTTCTTCTGTCCCATTATTCTACTCCTCCATCTTTAGGCCTTGGCCGGCTCCATCCTTCCGGGTACATTTGCTGAGAGTCTTCGGCAAGATTTGCCCCCCCCGAATTGCGGTAAGCCTCGAAAATCTTGTGACGCTCGTTCTGAAGTTGCAGGTTTTTCAGAGAATGCTCGCTTTTCAGTTTAGCATACTTCTCATTGAATTCCTTGTTCGCCCGGCTGAGGGTTTCGCGGATGTTGCACTCTGTCTGCTCGAATATTTTCTGCTTGTCGTTGACATGCATTTTAAACTCAAGTTTTTCTTGCTGAAGCGCGCGGTTGGCGCCTTGACAGAAGGTCTTCTGATCGTCAAGGTCCTGCTGAAGTTCTGCGCGCTTATGCTCATACTCCTCGCGTTCCTTATTAATAGCCTCGGTGTTCTTTACTAGCTGAGCATGGAATATCTCAGTTGTCATTTTCTCTGTAGCAGTTTCTACTGCTCCGTCTACGGTCTTGATATCTTTTTCGTTACTCATTTTATTTCTGATTTAATCGTTTATACTCTGCCATGTTCATACTGATTCTCTCCAGGTATATGCCCCGCGTATTAGGAGCTGAGTAATACCTGCCGTCGAGCCAGACGATGATGGCGCGGTCATTTTTCCTGTCGTTGTAGCAGCGGATTCTGCCTCTGCGGTTGTAGTCGAGCCAGCACATTGTCTCGGTCTTGTTCGGACCCATCTGACGGCCGGTGTACTGGAACCAGGACGTTCTCAATACTACCTTGTAAAGCAGATGCGTGCGCTTGCGATGTTTGTTCTTAATTTTTCTCATAATTCTTTTTGTGTTAAAATTCTCACGCTGCAAAGGTACGAAATCTTTGCTTTACGTCAAAGGACAAACATATGAGTGATGTTTGGCTATTTTTTTCACTCATTTCTTGTTAATCACGATAGCGATAGTTCCCACGCCCGTACCACTCTTCTTGAAGGCGCCTTCCTCAATCTCGTATACCTGGGCGGAAACTTCTTCCAGGAATGCGCGGAAATCCTTGCATGCCTTTTCCGAAGCCTGCTGCCAATGCCTGGAAGTAATGGCTGCCACGGTTCCACCGGGCTTGAGATCATGGTACATCTGCATCACGTGCCTGATGTCCTGGTTCTTCGAGAAGGGAGGGTTGGCCACTATCAGGTCGTACTCCGAAGAGTGCTCTGCCTGGGTGAAGTCGTCGCCTAGCAGGCGGATATGATCCAGCTTGGAAAGCTTCTCCTTATTCTCCGGCATCAGCTCGTAGCAATCTACAACCACGTCTGGCTGCACCCTGTGGATGGCATCGATGATGGCTCCTGTTCCTGCACTAGGCTCCAGAACCTTACAGTCGGGACTGAAATCGCCTGCCAGCGATACCAGCCAGTCGGCAACCTCGGGTGGCGTGGCAAAGAACTGGAAGTCCTTGGCCAGATTGCAACGCTTACCCTCCATCAGTATGCCTGCCACTCGGGTGGCATCGAAGTCAAAGCTAAAGCCCTGCACCTTGCCGCCCGTCCACTTGCCGCCGGCTTCCTCTATCCAGAGCTTTACGTCGGCATAGGTCTTCTTGCTCAGCTGCACATTGGGCAGATAGAGTATATTGTCCTTGAACGTACATTGCTTGAGGACTTCCTCTGCTGACAGCTTCTTCCCGTCCTGCTTGCCGGAAGACTTGCCCTCGGTTTCGTCTGCGAAGTCAGGAGCAAGCAGATAGGCTAGCTTTCGGGTGAGACACAGCTCTGCAGATTTCACTTCGTTGAGTAACTTCAGCATTACCTCAAAGAAGGATAAATCCACATGGCCGGTATCATCGTAGATGCTCACATCCTCGAATAAATCACAAGTTGCATGAACGTTCGCTATGTTACCACGTAACATTTCTATTAAAGTCTCTTTTTTGTTCGTCATGACTTTTCTGTAAATAAATCATTGTTGTGTCTAAGCTATTATGGCCAAGGAGTTCGGCAAGCTGCGTCACATCCTTGTTCTTCTTGAGATACTGCTTGGCAAAGAAGTGGCGGAAGGCGTGGGCGTGCATCTTGCTCCGGGCTATGCCCAGATGGTCACCCCATCTCTTCAGGGCTTCAGAGAAACCTCTGTCGGTCATGGGACCATACTTGCCTATGCAGAGATGACCCGTCTTGCCCGTCTCCTTCATATACTCCCTCACCTCCTGCTGAAGGCTTTTCTGAAAAAACACCTGGCGGAACTTGCTGCCCTTGCCCTTCAGAACCACCTCGCCATTGGCTACATCCTCCCACGAGAGCTTCATGAACTCATGCAGGCGAAGGCCTGTAGTGGCAAGAATCCTCAGCCAGTAGTAAGGGTCCCGGTTGGGTTTCTGCTTCAGATAAGCCAGCAGCGCCTGATACTCCTTCTCCGTAGGTATATTGTCTGTAGAGAGCCTGCGCTGAGTTTTCACCCTTTTCACGGAAATGGGCTTTTTCGCAAACTTGGAGTATTTCACCAGGGCACACATGCGGTTGTTGATGGTGGCGGGCTTCATCTTCTGTTCTTCCAGCGTCTTCAGAAACCGCTTCACGTTTTCCTGGTTGAACTCGTCGGCATAAGAAAAGAAACTCCTGATGCTGCAACGGTAGGTTTCACGGGTGCGTTCGCTGGCGTCCGACTCTGTGTCCAGCCATTCGATGAACTCGTTCACCTTCTTCTCGTTCCGGGCACAGATATCTTCTTTCTTCTCCAGCGATTTCACCTTGCGCTTCGCCCGGCTGTAGCCCACACCGATGAACGACAGAAAGTCGAGGATGGCATCGGTAGCACCGGGCATGGTGGAGAGTTCTGAAGCATGAGCCTGCTTGTACCTCCGGTAGCCCCTGCGGCTAATCTCGTCAGCTTCCTCAAGGAAGATAAGGACGTATTTTGCCGCAAGCCCTATCTTGCGATAGGTTGCCCCGCAAGATGATAAATAGCCTAGATAGCCTGTGTAGTTATTTTGCCTGTCTGTATCCATAATCAATAAATGATAGTATTTATACTGCAAAATTACTCACTTTTCTCCAACCCGAAAAAGACAGTTATTTCTTGTCTTCTACCGGGCGCCAATATACCGCGAAGGTGTTGCACTCCATGAAACAGTCGGCATCGCTGTTCTCGGTCCAGATGAAAGGAATGCCGCCATCATAGCGCAGTCCGTCGGCAAGAATTACGCTCTCACGGTGGTCATCGGGCGTGCGGGGATCATGGAACCTTACCTTGGCTCCCTTCTTGAAACCGTCTGCCACCTTCAGAAACTCTCTCGACTTGAAGATATACATCCTGTTCTTGGATATCACAAACTGCAGCAGGCCGCTATGCGTCATGTGGCATACCATCTTGCTCAGCTCCAGACCATCCTTGTGAGAGACTGTTTGGTTGTTTTCGATTCCGATACGGGTAATCGTGGTGTCGGGATAGAACATCTTGTATTCAGCCAGACGTTCCTCAACGGCTGATTTCTTTTTCTTAGCCATAACTACATCACCTCCCCTCCCATAAGAAAGCCACCTAATACAGCTGCTGCCATGAAGGCGAAGAAACCTGCCATGGTCATAGCTACTTCGCCATACGTAACCGTCTCCTCGCAAAGGTAGGAGAAGGTCTCGCTCTTGGTCTTAGCGAGCTTCCTGATTTCACACTTGAGGGCCTTCATGCCCTCCTCTACGCTGATGCCTGCAGGGCGCACCTGAGCATCACTAATTAAAATAGAATTCTGCATATTGCATCATCTGTAAACCATTAACAGCCGATTGTACAAAAGGGTGGCGGCTGCATTCCCCGTTGGTTTACAGATGATGACTTATCCGGAAGGACTTATCAAATCTACGGTTCATGCAGCCGCCATTTATTGCGAGAATTATTTCTCCAGTTAGGAAAATATATTTTCCCAGTTAGGAAAAATATTTTTCCCGATTAGGCATAAAAAAAGCCTGCGGCCAGAAGCCATAGGCGAAACGGTCGCCCTGCCGGATAGACTACTATCATCTGTAAACCGAGGGCAAAGGTAAGAAGAAAATCCGGAACCGCCAAATAAAAATCGGGAAATTTTCACACGATGAGAATAATTAACACTTAAATATGCTGTAGAGCATAAAAATGAGGGGTTTGGGGAATGAAAAAGCCCCGATGCGAGATGCATCGGGGCTGATATGTTATTGTTCGCCTTTCTGATAAATCGGCGGAATCTTATTCAATACGAATACCACAGCAAGACCTATTACGGTGGTTACGCCTATAATGCCGGCCACGGTATCATGGCCATTCATGGCAAGGCTATAGGATATAAACCCGAAGAAGAGGATGAGTATGGTGGCAAGAACCTGCCCCAGCGTGCTCTGGAAAAACTTCTTCTTCACAATGGTCTTCTCCATATCGATGCGATGATCTACCTGTTTCTCGGTCATCGACATGATGCGGTCGGTGGAACCCTTCAGCGTCTGCTCGTATGCCTTGAAATCTTCGGGCGAAGGAAGAGGTCCGCTGTACGACCGCTCCTCAATGGCAAGCATCGTAGAAACAATCACCTTCCGCTTGTCTTCAGGAAGCTCCTCCAGGATATCGTTGATATTGGCAGGAATCATCTCTCCGCTACATTCTTTCTTATCTGACATAAGCCGACTTCTGCTTTAAGTTCATAACCTTTCTCATGTCATTACCGATGGCCTCCCAGTCCTTTCTCAGATCTGAAGCATTATCGCCCTTCAGATAATCGTTGAACAGGCTGTTGTCTCCGCCCAGTCTTCCCAAGCTGATCAACCCTTCCAGTAAATTATTAAGTATTCTCATATCTTCCTTATTTTTGAGTGTCCGCGTTCTGTTACTAATTCTCACGGTGCAAATATACTATTATTTTCTGAACAGAACAAACGAAAGCGGGTATTTAACACAAAAAACTTAAAAATGGGAATGAAAAGCCCCGGCACGGAACCGTGTCGGGGTGATTGTGTGAATAGATAACCCTATGCTAACTGCAAAGAGCTAATGCGTTGTCCAATCTCCTGGACGGCACGATTGAAAATATCTTTCTGCTCGGAATTGAGCGTATAAACATGACCACGAACCTCTGAGCCATTGAGACGCTGAGAGAGCCATGCAGCGCTTTTGCCGAAATATTTCTGTGCGATGTATCGAAGTGGAAGCAATTTATAATCTGCCTCTGCAAGCTGCTCACGCAAAGTGGCCACCTCCAGCTTCAGGTTTGCGACTCTATCGACAACCACCTCACTAATATATCTCTTATCCTCCTCTGTAGCATTTGCGCTGAGATAGCGATGAATCTCGTCTCTGCGCTCTTTGCTCTTGGCATCCTGCTTGCTAGCCAATGCCATGTACTCTGCCATTAATTCTTTAATATTCTCCATATTCTTAATATTTATATTGTTTAAAGAACCTCCCCCTTAGGGGAGGACTTTTTAGTTTTTTCTCTGCTTGTAAAGCTTAGAAAGGTCTGCGAGTCTCAAATCAATCTGTCTCTCATAATCGAAGACCAAGTCTTTCAGTTCGAGAAGAGCCTTGATTTCGTCTTCCTTTCTTTTAATTTCTTGCTCTAACTCTTTTTGTGTCATACGCTTAAAATTTAATTGTTAAACATCTAGTTATCTATTCACGATGCAAAGTTACATAAAATTCTTTTAATGACCAAATAAAACATAAACTTTCTTTTATGTTTAACTCATTTTTAACGTTTTGATACGGGAAATAAGCGGAAAAAGTGTATCTTTGCAGAAAAGAAATGTTTCACCTATTAATATATATAAGGTATGGAAAAGATAATAAGTAACAAGGCAGCATCCTTTGCCAGCATGGAGCTTGCCAGATTTGCGCTGGAACGGGCAGACCAGAGAGCCAGCAGCATCCTGGAGCAGTACCGCAAATCAACAGACCGCAACTATACGCTGGCAGGCTTCATCATGACGGTATTCATGGCACTCACGGCTTTCCTTGCCACGGAAAAGATGACCATAATGCTGATAGCCATCACTCTCCCTCTATGGGTGGGAACCGGAACGGCGTTGCTTATCCTGTTCTGCAAGGTGATGTGGGTACACGACTTCATGGCATCGGGCGATGATGCCGCCATGATGCTGAGAGACGATCTCGTAGATGTGGCCATGAACAAGGGTCTGCAGAATGAAGGAAAGGCAAACGATGAATACCTGCATCATCTCGTGATATCATCCATCAGGCGTACTCTCAAAGCCACAGAGCATAACCGCGCCTGTCTTAACAGAAGAAACCGCCACGTAAAACGAGCGATGACCGCAATCATCGCCTCGGTAATAGTGAGTGCAACGACTACGGTCATCATGCTGGCCTTATCTTCTCTCGGGGTTCTCCCCGTGACTTGATGTATCCGGATAACTGTTCGGATCCTCTGGCCAACCATCCTCATCGTAGTTTGGTTTCATAATCATAAAAAAGGGCCCGTGCATCCGGAGGGCATTCCTTCAGCACGAGCCACATGTTAGCGAGTTGCATCTTATAACTGTTGCCACACGTAAACCATGCCCTGCCTACGAATAGCTATCGTTTATTTCTTCATTCCGCCTGCAAAGATAGCACTTTTCTTTGAAACCATCAAACATTTTGCTGATTATTTTCAGAAAACAGCAAGAAAAAGCCCCGATGCATCTCGCACCGGGGCTTTTTGATAACTTTGTAAACTTGAAATACCGTACTATTAAACAAGAACGATAGATTTCTTTATGAGAATTAGAACACACACCTGTGCCATGTTAGAAGATCATAACTGTAACTAATAATCATGAGTATAAAAAAGATACATCTAATATAAAATTCAGCCTAACTATACATACCTATAAACACTTAAACTATTTCTTAAACATGATAATCCTGGGATAAGAGAGCCGGGAGTGCGGGTTCTGACTTACCACCTCCATGCGCACACCCTTGGTCCCATAGCGGAAGAAGAGGAACTTCTTCGGCACACGATGAACAACCATCTGGAGGGTATCGCGACTCTCGATATGCACCTGCATGCTGTCGCCCTCGATATCGCCCCGCAGGGTTATCCATGGATCGCTCCAGGAAACCTGCGAGACGTCGGGAGGTCGGTAAAGACCGGAAAGACTTCGACTGCATGTATCGTGAGGAACCGGCCGGATGGCTACCTTCACGTCTACCTTGGTGGTGGTAGAGGTTGTAGCTGCCGCCATGATCCGGCTGTTCTTTATCTTGAGTTCCTTCCTGTTAACGGCAAGGAGAGAGTCCGGGGTACGCTTTAGGTCAGACGTCTTCAACGTGATGGCTGGCACGGAAGCTCTTGGCCTGCCTGACTGCGTCCGTCCTATCTCTACCCTGCCGTTGTGAAGGAGGATATCCTGATTCACTTTCGTGCGCTCCGACTCGCCCCGGAGGTCGTGACACTCCTTGAATGCCACAACCAGGGCGAGCGGAATCAGCACTAGAAAAATAACCTTAATAAAACCTATAAACCTATTCACAACTTACAACAAATAACAACAAAACACTTAAAACTTATACACACTTCCGTTGGATCGTCTTGATAATCGAGGTAATGGTGGTGAGGTACGTAGGATCTGTAGCGTACTTGCACCCTACCGCGTCGCATATCTTCTGGGCAAACTTGAACGGGTCCTTGCGGTATGGCCAGGCATCCTTATAGCCCGACTTCTGGAAGAGACGTTCATGTTCCTTCAGGCAGTCGCCTACGGAGTCGAAATCCTTGAAGGCACGCATCACGGTATAATACCAGAGATTTTTGCCTGCTACCTTGCACACGGAGACGATGCAGTCTGGCGCCTTGAACTTCTGGTTAGGAGTCTTGAAGTATTCGTGAGTCTTCACCATGACGATATCTCCGTCCCATTGGCTGCCCTTGGTAATACCGAAGAGGTTAGCCTTACCGATAACCCTGGAACCCCATCCTGTCTCAAGCATAGCCTGGGCAGTAACGAAGGCAGGATCTATTTCTGTTTTTGCCTCCACGGCCGCAGCATACACCTGACGGGCGAAGGCTAATTGAGTTTTACTTGCCATACCTTTATATATATTATAATAATGTATACCTATGATGCATCATCGGGCGCATCTTTTTCTGAAAAATTGATGGGCCCGCCGCCGATGTAATCTCCCTTGTCGTTGAAGTCCTTCATGTGCTTTACGAAGTTCCTCGGAAATATCGGGTATATAGCCTGTATGTTTTCTATAATGGAGAATATCTCGCGCACCATCATGAACACGCAGATATAGGTTCCTATCCATTGCATCGCGCCAACTGTAGAGCCCTCTACGGTGGCATGACTTGCAAAATTACTCAGGATCATCAGGAAGATGTAGATTACAATCTTCCGTGAGAACCTGGAGAAGAAGGATTCGCTAGACGCATCCTTATGGATAAGATGTTTCCACACACCCAGGAAGGTATCGATAGAGACGGCTATCGCTATCCACTTGGCGAATTCCCAATCCTGATACACATACTGGAACCCTTCCGACACAGCGGTCAGAGGGAGCGAGGTGATTGCTATCATCGGTATATTTCGTTTATATTGTTTCATAACATTTCGGCCTTATGTTTTTTAGACATTGCAAAATTACGCAAATATTCCGGAACCGCAAAGGACGCTAGCGTGCCATCTCTCGCGACATCCGGTGAACATCGAGGATATCTGCACCTGTGGCAGATAGCATGAGGGTCCAGCCGTAGCTCTGGAGTTCTGCAGATACGAACGGAATGATCTCGCAGGTAGTAATACTCTCCCGGTCCATCCAGTAGAGACCTTCTGTCTCCACATCTGCCAAGATACGGGCATGGACCTTCGAAAGCATCTGAAGGGTGCGGTCGTTGGCTATGACTCGTTCGAGCATATCGGCATGAGCAGATAACTTCATCGCTACAGTTACGGCTATACGCTGGGTACATTGGAAACTCCGGCGCCCATCGCTCTGCATATCCACTTCTCCGTAATCTACGAACAGGAAGGAACCGGTAAGCTTATCGATGCGTTGCTTCAGTTCGTCGAACGACTGGCCGTAAACATAGTTTTCTATCTCCGGAACCAGTTCTTTCTCGGGCATCTCCTTGATTACCTTGAGCACGGTAGCATATTCTTCCATACTGCTCTCGCCCTTGTTGGCAATACCCTTCGTAACTCCTGCAGTAGCAGGAAACTTGGCAAAATATTCGAATAAATCCAATAACATAGGCTTTTATATTTTTGTCACAGAGAGGTTGTTTCCCTGCCTTAGTTATATAATCTTTTTAACTATCTCCAGAGGTAACCCTACCTCGTCTGCTATCTTGGCCAACTCCATACCGGTAGCCTTCAGGCTCTTTACTCCCTCGATGGTCTTCTTCCTGAGAATGCGGAGATAGGTAAGCACGTTCAGCTGTTCTACCTGACGGGCATTACCCAGTCCATCCTTGGAGAGATCGTAGAGTGCATCGGTTGCATCGGTAGTAATACTGCTGCCCTCCTTAGGTACAAACTTGGTGAGCAGGGAGAATTCAGTCTTCGAGAAGAGGAAATTATTTACTGCAGTAAAGTTCAAAGCTATCGCCCGGAGTGTGTTGACAGGCAGTTTCTTGAACTTCAGAGCGAGTTTCTGCGCCTCTTCCGAGGAATATACTCCCTTGTCGAAGTAGAGTATCGCAGCCAGCAGAGGAAGACTTTCCTCGCCCATATCGAGCAGCTGTCGCGCCTCGATATACTGAAGGGCCGTGAGCGAACAGGTGAGCGACTGGAAGTCTGTATTGACCTCGTAACCATAATAGGCTTTCTTGTCGATAAAGATAATCGGCAACTGCTGCCGGCAGAAACAGAGATCGAGCACGAACTTATCATCTTTTTCCTGGAAGATGAACGAGAGCTGACTGGCTATAGACATGAAGTTCTCCAGAGTTCGCTCATCGCGCTTAATCTTGTTCAGGTTCCATCCATTCATGTAGCAGAGGAACAGACATTTCACGGCGCCTGGGGAAAACTGCCCACTCTCCATAAGAGAAAGCAGCTCCACCAGCTTCAGATATTGGTCAGAAGTGAGTAGTTCCCACGAGTTCGGAATTTCATGCTCTATTCCGTTTGCTCTTACGGTTATCGTCTTTTTCATAAGCTTATGGCATTAAATACATATTGTCGTCCGGACGGTTCTCGGCAGAGAAGGAAAGAAAATCGTTTCCTTCCTGAGCATCGAGGAGCATATCCACATTATGCAGCAGATCTTCCACCTCCCCATCTAGCTGTGTGGCGAGCTGCAGCGCACGGCTTGCTTCGTCGCTGCCTGAGCGGGTGGCGGTATTGTCATCGAAGAGGTTGCGGATGGTGGCAGGGAACTCCAGGATATCAAAACGTCTGAGAGCCTTCGCCACGGTCTTCTTCACCAGAGCACGCTTGAGCATAGGCAGCGCCTTCTGGGCAAACTCAGCAAACGTCTGGTCTTCTCCTCCCTGTTCTAATCGGTCGAAATAGGCGCCTATGCTTTCATCGAGCACCTCTTTCTGGAGAGGAACACAACGGAAAAAGAAGAGATACGAGAGGTCGATAGTATAAATTTCATCGAATTCATCGGCAGTAACCACCTTCAGCTTGCTGAGCATCTTGTAGTAATTTGTCTTGCGCCAGTCTTCCATGGCAAGACGGATATCGGAAGGATCATCATCACTTATCTCTTCAGTAAGTTCAGAAATCAACGAATCCATCGCATTAAAGTAGTTCTCCATATAGGAACGCTTCATGCCTTCCATCTCGTACTTGTAGAGATTGATATCGTTCTTTCTTCGGTTCACGGCATCGAAGATAATCTGAGTAGCTAACGTGAGGTTCGCCATGGCAGCACGGAGAAAATCCTTGATGCCACTCTCTTCTTCTTCGATGCTCACAATATCAGAGAACGTATTGTTGCCGATGATGGCAACAATACGCTTGCGTGCGGCTACGGCAGAGCCCTGAAGGCTGTCGAAGTCGGCGCTTGTATCTGCACCAGGTGCGCAGTTGCAGAACTGCGCATAACTGGCGAAGAGTTGATTGAGTTGAAATTTCTTATTCATGCCTGCTGTTGGTTAAGTCGTTGGGATGGTGTTATATCTTCCTGCCGTTGTGGAACCTCGCGGTAGAACCCTAGCCTGCAGCCCTGCTTGTAGAGTTCCGGGAAGTTCATGCGCAACGCCCAGTTGAGCGGTTCTGCGCAGACTTCGTCCTCTGAGGTGAGCGACATGATGTAGATGAGATAATTATAATAGGTATCACTTCCACTCTTCGAGATGACGCCATCCTTATCTACTGCAGATATGGCTGCATCGAGACCTACGGAAGAAAGGAGGGCTTGCTCGGTGCGCTTGTCGTAGGAGATGAGTGCCTCGATATATTCCTTATACTTGAGGTCGATGGTCTCCACCTTCCACGACTGTTCGTGACCCTGGGCATCCATGAAGGAGATAGAAGAAAACCCTTTGCCCTGGTTGTCTGCACCTGACAAATAAGTGCTAAACTTGCGTACCTCGTCACGAACATACCGGACCATGCACGACTCCTTGAAGTCTGTACCGATATCGATACCGTTATACTTCAGCAGTTCCATGCCCTTCGCCTTGCGTCGCTTATTCTCCTCGCAGAGCTTGGTCATCTGGGTGCGCTTGCTCTGGATCCAGGCATTAGGAATAATGACATGCACCTTCGCAGCAAGCGAGTTTTTCAGAAAACTGTTAATGTATCGGGCTGTCTTGTTACTACCTTGGATGTACGGACGAGCTCCCTGATGCGTCTCGTTGGCGCCGTAGAATTCGTCTACCGATTTCTCTCTGTGATGAGAGATCGCAGCATAACGGTAGTTGTCAACTTCGTTAAAGCTGAACTTCGGATAAACCGAGTAACTCGATAAGCCATAGGAGAATCGCCCTACTACAACCTGTTTGAAGTCGCCGTATGAAATCAATTCTGAAGCAACATCCTGTCGGGTAGTTGCCAATCTGCAGTAACGGTTCTCCATCGCCTCAAGCGCAGCAACCGGCTTACCCATACCTATCACCTTGCCTCGGGTAAAGCGCCACTTCACGAAGAAGTCTCCAAAGTAATAGAAGTTCTTGATGCACGTCTTGCAGAACTCCTCAACTGAAGGGATGCCGCGTGAACTCCAGGAGTCAAGCCATTCCATCACCTCGGGGTGTTCTTCGTACTTGCGTACCAGTTTACCGTCCTCGATGGCCTGCCTATATACGGCGAGTCCGTGACCATAGAGCATCTTGATCTCCTTAGAGTAGAGACGAGGGAGCAGTCGGTTCTCCTTGATCTCCTTGGTCACTTCGTCGCATTGCTGGTTGTTGTAGCCACGCATCAACACCTGATATCCCTGTATGCCCAGATAGTGATGCTGCTGCATCCAGAGCGTGCCACCGAATGGAGACTCCAGGAGTGGCGACTGGAAGAGCTGGTCTGCACCAAAGATGGAGTCGCCTTCACCTAGCTGGAAGGTGAAGGTATTGCCATCGGCAAGGTAGATGCCGGCGTTGCCATACATATCAATTTCGTATTCTTTCATAACCAATTATAACCAATTTATTTTGTGAAGTTTGTATCCATCTTGAGGAAAGCCCATGTACCTGATGAGTATCCGGTAACACATCTTTGGCTCTCCATCTTCGTCTGTATAGAGAAGGTAGTTCTCTCCATCGATGGCGAAACGTTCCTTCGGCAACTGAGTTCGATACTTACAATGCCGGCGTAGCTGAAGCTTTGCGCTCGCCTCGCCTCTCGACCTTGAGTAAGGAAAGAAAACCAGGGTGAACTCCCCATCCGGCAGCTTACTGATCTCTCTGGCCCACTGGAGTGCCGTGATGCCATCCATGATGATGTTCTTACTTGTCTTGCTCATAATGATGCGAAGATAGTGAAAAATTATTGCCCTGCAAAAGACCGGCTGCACCTGTTCCCCGTCATATTTCCGAGAAACGTAAGGCCTGCACCTCTCTTTCCCTTCCCAGCGGTGCGTGCACGTTTGGGTGAGGTGTTTTTGGGAGTTTTTCTCCCAGCCGGTCCGCTTGGGCTGATTATCAGCATTTTAGCATTTATACCCTTTCATTTTCCGTAAATTATTGATACGCCCGTGAAAATTATTACTGCAGAAATGCAGCATTATCCTGCGTTTATATCTCGAAATTGTCCGGTAAATCGGTAGGATATGTACTTAATTCCGCCTTCACGGCATCAGAATAAAGGCCGTAAAGTAGGTAAATCATCGCAGAAGGCAGCTGCGTGGTGAGTCCTGCCTGATTCTTCAGTTGCTGTTTCTTCTCTGAGCTCTTGTCTAGCTCTATTTTACCATCCGTTTTTTTCAAAGGGGATACCATGATTGCGGAACAGAGGTTCTTGCACTCGTTCTCGTCGATACGGATGACAGGAAGGAGCGGACTGCGTTCACCAAAGAGCATCTGGCAGAGCTTGAACTGCTGCCAATGGTATATCGTTGGCGCATCTTCGTTATAAAGTATCACCATGAAGCCATACGACTCCAGGGCAGCCTTCAGGTTGAGTGAGTCGGTAGTTATCTGTTCCCGCTCCTCCCTGCGCTTGTTACCGGCACGGTCAGGATAGAGATAGATGGTCTTATTGACGGCCGCAGATCCGAAGAACTGATGCACCTCTGCCACGAGGTCGTTGTAATCCTTGGGCAAGAAGGCAAAGAACTCCTTGATGATGTCGAGACGTCTGCCGTAATCTTTCTTCTGGGCAACGATGAGCGACTGGAAGTTGCCAGGGTCATAGCCCATGTAGAGCGGTTCATTAGGGTCGTAATGTAGAAGATACTCTGCCGTAAGGATAAACCTATCCTTCAGGTTCAGGCGAAGAATGGACTCATACTTATAGCTATCCTTGAACTGATGCTTTGCGTGGTCGTAGTTGATAAAGAACTTATTGGTTACCTCCTTGTGGCGGATGGCACAGATGGCCGTGAGGAACTCGTCGATATCAAGGGTATCGAGCTGCGTCTTGAAGAACTTCGGTCCCAGGATATCCTTGTTGCAGAAAGAGGATGCGCGGATATAGTAGATGGCATTGCGCCTCATATCTGCCAGACGAGGTTTCCATCTCGCCACGAAGGCATTGAGCTTAACAGACTCAAGGCGCATCTTCTCCAGAAGAACAGGGTCTTTTGAGTCTCGTTCCTGCTGCTTGAGCACAAACAGGCGGTAGAGACTTCTGTTAACTTCCAGGGCAACGGTTGCAATCTCCTCGATAAGTTTCGGGTTCACCTTCTTTTCATAGTCCTCAAACCAGTCATCTTCGCCGAGGTCGACGCGAGCCGTATCACTCACACCCGTAACACCTTCATAATAAGCAGAACAGCGCACATTTGCTGGACCTCCACGTAAGGATGGGAACAGACGGGTTTTGAGTTTTTCTCCACTATTATGCTTCATCTCCTCCACGAATGCGTGCACGGCATTTCTACCGGCAACGGATTCCGGCTGGTCGCTTGATACGAGCTGAAGGTGAGCGCCATTCCTGAATATCACGCTATGCTTAGCATAGGCTATCGGATATCGAGGTTTCCGGAAGTGGGAAGGCAGAGTGCTCTCTCCTACTACATAATCAATACCATATTCCAGCATGGAGCGCTGCTGTCCGTTCACTACTACCTGTCGCGAGAAGTATGCCTGTATGTTTGGCCAGACGTTGGTCATCAGCGCCACATACGTCTTGTGCACCAGGAAAGAAAGCTCTCCTGGCATATCGTTGGCAACACGTATCAGGCGAGGACCCGTCACACCTTCGGTCTTACCTCCGGCACGGGCAACCTCGGCAAAAAGCATGTTGGGGTCGATGATGTTGGCAAGCAGCTGCATGTTGTTCATGTAGTAATGCTCGAATTCACCGATGGCATTATCATTCAAAATCAGTTGGCTCATCGCTCAAATCCTCCACTATTTCCGCTTCTTGAATATCAGCATCACGAAGCAATCGTTTCTTCTCTGAACTCTCGATAGGTAAGCCATCGATGAGAGATATATAAAAACCGCGGTTGTACTTGCCGGCAATTTCTTTAAGACTCTTTTTCTGAAAACCTAGCTCTTCTGGGGTAACCTCTGGAGTAATGAGGAACACAACTCCGAGATCTCTATCTGCCTCTGCCTGCTCGGACGCACGTCTGCGGCATTCCAGAGCTTGATCCATACAGGCTTTCTGCATCTTGTAATCACGTTTGGCAGAACAGAGCTTGGCAAGGTCCTCGTACTTGTTGGCAAAATCATTCTCCCAGACTTTTATGGCCACATTGCAATCTACATTAAAGTAAGATATTGCCTGATTGATACGAGTCATACAGGTGCGCACATCGAGGGTTATCTTCTGCTGGGAAGCAATACGTTCTCTGAGCTTACGAGCGCCACGGGTAATGTTGCGCTCATATTCATAAATTTCGACAGCCCATTGTAGCTGCTTCAAGAATGTCTGCACATCCTCTGGAATGCCTTCACCGTCGCCTGTAGTCAGGAAGGTGGTAATAAGGTCCGGATGAACACTCTCAAGTTTTTCTATCTCGCTTTTCATACGCCAAACAACTTCATTCTAAGTTTCAGTTCTTCGCGATCCTGCATCCGCTCATTCAGTAGTTTGATGGCATCGAGGTCGCCGTTTGCTGCCAGCTCGGCTATCTTTTCATCAGCCTTGAGTTGAGCCTGCTCTAGTACACATCCGTTCTTCACCATCGAGACGCAGGTTTCTGCAATCTTCTTTAATTCCGCCTTATCCATCTTATCTATCCGATTTGTCTGATTTGTCACTATACTGCTCCATTACCATCTTAAACATACGTTCACGTTCCTGATGGCGTTGGAGGTTCTCACGGTCGCTGGCACGTTTATCCTTGCGATCATCTCTTTTAATGTAGCTCTTGTAGCGCTTGATATTATCGAGCACGTTTTTATGCTTATGAAGAAACTCGGCTGGATCCTTTTTGAAGAGCTTCACGAGTTCATTGAATTCAGACTTGCCCCTCAGCAACGGATGCTTATACAGGAACTTGCCGGTATCGTTGTACGCCTTCAGTTCGTCGAATGCCTGAAGGTTACGGATGCGGAGTTCCGCCATGGCAGCCACATCATTCGCCTTCGGTTTCTTATCCAGGAGTTCGTCGAGTTTCTTCATCTTGCGCCATGTGTTGATGCGGTCGTTATAAATGACGGTCGCCATCTGCACGTCCTCGTTATAGAGGTTATCCCAATCTATGTTAGGATATTCCTCTTCCTTTTGAACTACTTTTTTTTTGAGTCCTCGCCATGGTCGGCTGCATCAGGCTGTTCTGGTTCCTGCTGACTTTTACCTTCAGGAGTCTCTTCTTCGGTTGAAGTATTACTTAAGCCATCTGCAGGTATCTGTTCTTCTTCAGCTGAAGTATCACTTGAACCGCCTTCCGGTCCCTGTTCTCCTTCGGTTGAAGTGTTACTTGAACCATCATCAGGTATCTGATTTCCTTCTGTTGAAGTATTACTTGAACCATCATCAGGTATCTGATTTCCTTCTGTTGAAGTATTACTTGAACCGTCTTCCGGTCCCTGCTCATCATTGGCTATTGTATCGTCAATATTTTCATTCAACTTCTCGAAATAGATTCGATGATCTACGATATCCGCTTCATCGCACTCATCCAAAAGGGCGTAGAGTATTTCGTCTGCATACCGTTTCGGATCACGGGCAAAACGAGTAAGTTTAGGATGGCGAGGGTTCGCATCCTCCAGTAGAGCAAGGTCGGCTTCAGCGTGAACAGTACCTCGAAGCTTGTTGAATAATTGTAATTTTTCTCTTCTACTAATCATACCTTATATATATTATAAAAGGTGCGCCACCTCTTGTGGCGACACACCTTTAAAATTAATCAATAATTAAATAAAATGAAAACATTAAGAAGCTGCAGTCTTACTTACCGGTTGAAGAACCTGAAGCAACCGGTTTTGCACCAGCAGATGTATCTGAATGAGCAGCAGCCTCGACAGCTGTCACACCAAGAGGATCCTCAGCATACAGGCAAGGAAGGTCTACAGATGTACGTTTGAAAGTAAAGGTGGTGTATCGGCCATCCTTATCATCCTTAGTCTCTGTATTGTTGAGAATCATAGGGCGCTCAGGTTCGCCGACGATATACCATTGGGTTTCCTTTACATGCTTGTAGAGAATGATAAACTTACCACCAGCATACTGCTCGATGAAGTTATAGAGATCCACGCGAGTACCACCCATAATGATTACCAGGTTATTCTCGCCAGATGTCGTAATATCTCCCTTCTCTGTCGTAGCCGTGAACGTAGGAATATCATGAGCATCGAAGAGAAATGCCTTTAAAGTGTCGGCAGCAGCCGTCTTAAACGGCATTGCCTTGACCATACGGTCTTTATCCGGCTGAGGGAAGGCCTTCGACAGGTCAATTAAAGTCGTAGGAACCAATACTACCTGGTAAGCGATTGCAGAACCATGCGTATCTCGGTCTGTTACATCTTCTATAGAGGTCAGCGCAACGAACGAAGCCATAGAGACTCCTGTGCCACCTATACCGAAGGTAGATGTAGGATCAGCTAACATCTGCAGAAGTGAAACGATGCCGAGCAGCATAATGATCGTCATGAAGAGAAGACGGCCCTTATGCTGGGCATAATGATAACCCTTGTTAGGGTTATAAGTACGAGAACGTACTGGAATATTGTTTTTCTTCATAATTTTTTCTGAAAATGTAGGCTAGGTACGCCGTACCCCACCTACGAGTTAACAATATATATATAATAAGGACTAACGGCCACCAGGAACATTAGGCTGAACAGCCTTGTTAATGGTTCGCTTGCCACCTACGCGACGTTCGAGCTCACGGAACTTCTCGTCCTTACCGAGAATAACCATGATGTAGTCGCCAGCCTGGCTAGGAGTCCATTCTGCGGTAATGTTTGCAAACTTGCCGCTCTTGGCAATGGTAAGCTGATGTTTAGTATCATCCTCACCTATCTCGATGCAGTAAGCTACGCCAGCCTTCGCATTCGTGATATCCTCGATAGCGGTTGCTGTAGTAGTAGCATCTGTAATCTGCCAGAAGCCGTTTGCACCGTTAATTTCTGCGCCGATGACAGTTGCAGGGAGGTTGGTAAAGATCTGCTGGAATTCGTAATCGTTGGCATCCATGGCAGCCTTATTGTCGAACTTGCGACCGGTAAAGGCTGCGCCACAACCTTCTTTCCATGTACTCCAGGCACGAACCATCTCCATCTGCTCCTCCATCTTTACGGCGAACATCTCACCAGGTAGGTTCTCTACAAACTGTATATTGCCAGGGACGTCCATGAACATCCAGCAAGACTTACCCTCATATGGGAGCCACTTAATCTGAATGGTAGAGTCTGGAACACGGTTCTTGTAGCCATTAGGACCGGTGAAGTCCTGATCCTTGCCGTAAGTCTCGCGGCAGTTAGCAAGCCACCAGTCAATATGGTTCTCGTTGAGATAGAGAACATGGTTATCGATGGTCATGCCCTCAGAGAGGTGAGTCTTAACGTCGGTAATGAACTCCTTAACCGCATCCAGCATATTAGCTGAAGTATAAGTATTGTAGCTCTTATTGGCAAATGGCTTAATGCTGTAGTCATGGATGTAACGGAGCAATGTGTACCAGATACCTGTACCTGCATTTAGGTAGCTTGATGCCTGACCTGTCTCTGGCTTTACATAAATACCACGCATACGACGCTGGTTCTGCTCGTCCTGAGCCTTCTTCAGTAGGTTGAGGAGACAGAATTCAACCATAGACCACTTGATAGGATCAGAGCCTTCCTTGTTGAGATAAGCGATATACTTGCGCTCAAGTTCCTTCATTGGGCCGAACTTAACCTTAATCATAGCGTCATCAACATAGCCCATCTCGTTTTCGAGCTGCATGCCACCCTTGTAGATCTCACCTTCCTGGTAGCCCTGAGATACCTCGTCGAAGAATGCGTTAAAGAGAATGTCGCGGTCCTGGACACCATAACGAACAGGGAAGAACTCTGTAAGATTACGAAGCTCAAGGATTCGGGCAATAAGCGCATCCTGGCGAAGGATTACGAACTGGTCGCCCAGTCCTGCATTATCCACGCCTGAGTAATTAGTAGAGAATTGGCCGGAAGCGAGAGCTTTGACGTTACCGAGCTCGTTGCGTACCTGGTGATACTTGTAGCGTTCCTGGAGTGATCTCGCGAACGCCATCGCTTCGGTACGGAATGCCTTGCCGTCTGTCTCCTCGTTTGGCGTTGACGCTAAAGCTATCTCAGGATTAGCGACAATGCGGTTCCAGCGCTTTTTCATATCGAACATAGAATGCTCGATACCGAAAAGGTAGTTAGCGTTAGTTTCGAAACCGTTAATAGGAATAGAAGGAGCAGTAACATGAGCAGCAGGTTTGTCATCTGCTGTACTATTAGCCATCTTCTTCATATTCTCAGTGAGAGTGTTGACAGCTGTAGAGAGTTTCTCGAACGAAACATTCTGACTGTTCTCGTTCTTCTTTCCTGCATCATCATCGTCTTCGTTGCCTTTATCATCGTCAGGATCATCATCCTTTGACTTGTTTGCTTTAGATACGATGGCATAGAGCTCATTGATCTGCTTCTGATGCTCAGCCTGCTCGGCTGCACTATTCTCCGCAGCGAGGTCATCCATGAGAGTACTCTGGTACTCTTTCTGATACGCCTCGCAAAGAGCCTTATACTCATCTGCGGTAAGGCTCTTATTCTCGAACTTCTTGACGAAACCAAGTTTCTCGAGAACTTTGTTTAACTTTGCTTTGAAATTCATAAATCAATCATTTAAATATTAAAACAACTTTGATCAAACAAAAATAATATATTAGCTAAATCCGTAAAGGCTTTGCGCACCCATATAGGCATCACCCAACTGCGCCACCTCTGCAATCGCCTCCAGTAAGGTGCGCTTACCATCGATGAGACCGACTTCTTCGGCTGGAGCGGTATACAGGCTCTCGCCCTGAAGTACCGGAGCATCATCATCCAGTTCTGCCAGTTTGGAACGCTGAGATTTCACTTCTGCCAGGAACTGTTCATTCATCGGATCAAGAACGTTCTTAATATAGTCTTCAGACTTACCATCCTTCAGATCCTCGAAAATCTTATTCTTCCGGCTAGAATTGGTAGCCTTCGCTACAATTTTCTTCAGCCCCAACTTCTCGAAGTATGGTTCGAAGTTCCAGAACGAGCACATGGTTCCGATGCAGCCTACAAAGTCATGATTGGTAGTAGCGTAGAGTTTCTGCCCGTGACAGCCGATATAATAGGCTGCGGATGCGCAGTACTCTTCGTAGATGGCAAGAATCGGTTTCTTTGCATTACGGAGAGCCTCGCTCAAACGGTCCATGTACCACGCCTCTCCTCCGGGAGAATTAATATGAAGGAGATGTGCGGATATCTGAGTATTATTCTCCGCAGCAATGATATCCTGCTCCAGTTGTTTGGATGAGAAGTACCAATAACTGTTTGCAGTCACGACTCCGAACACACGATGGTATGCGATTGTACCATCATCCAGAGATGGCGAATCATATTCATCCGTGAGTTGAACATCCTTCGTCTCTTCTCTCTGTGATGCCTTACTGGATATCGCCTGCAGCGCTTCATGCGTCTCGTATTGATAATATGTATGGGTCTTGAGATATTCCCGAATCTCAGGAATACTCATCGCCTGTTCGGCTTTTTTCTGTTCGAAGCTTACCACCGTACCATTCAATGGGAAGGCAGCTACCATCAGCTGACGGTAGGCATCCTCAGTAATCCATAGAGGTATAGTGGATAGCAGAAGGGTCTGTATTTCGTCCATTTTAATTAAGTTTTCCACAAAGGTACATATATATAATAGGTATATAAAAGACCTTAAAACAATGGGTTCGCAAGCATTTTACACTTAACGATAAGCTTTGTCTTATTCAGATGTCTTACGAGCTGGACCTTTGCCGGTATTGTTTCTGTACCTATATCATACGTACGTGCATCAGGAAGTCCAACACTTGCGAGCGTGACGATAGCGCTGCGAGGAACCTTTAGCTCGTTAAAAATGCTCTCGTCCGCTGCTACATCGACAATAAATGTCTTGCTACAATCCCAGTACACACCTCCATTTTCCTCTGTTATCGAAGGTTCGAATGTGAACGGATCGGTGCTGAGGATGATTTTTCTTTCTTTGCCTCCGAGAGAGGAAATCATTAAAAGACAGGAAAACTCTTTCATAATGTTAAATTTTAGAGTGATTATTGCTAATTTTTGAGTGACAGAAATTTGCACTCAGTATGTATTAAAAATAATTAAATACCCCGTTTTTTTTGGTATTTTCTGGGTGTTTTCGGAAAAAGCCGCTGGCGATAGCGATAAAAGTTCTTCAGGAGCGCATCGGGCGATATAGACCTCAGAGAGTATCTCCTGATGAAATTGTCTACCACATCCTGGTTCCGTAACGGCCTGCCCAGCTCTTCATTCTCAATCATGAGCCGGTGAAACTCAAAATTGAAGAGAAGTCGAATATGCTCTTCTATTTTTTTCGCCGCATTACTGGAAAGATAATTGAAGTAAGCCGGATCCTTACCAGGATGTCCATCCATCTTTGAGCGCCGTGAAGGCAGATATATCTTGAGATTACAGTCTTGCATGACGTCATGATGAGAGTCTGGCTTGGCCATACAATTCCACACCACATGATAGAGATCTGTGGTGTATGGTATTTTTACTCCGCCTGTTTCTGGCTCAATTTCTAGCTTTTTTTGAATATACTCTGCCAAATAGGGCTCAATTCTAACAGACGCTGTTCGTTTCGAGAGACGTTTTTTTCTTTCCATATCGTTTTTGCTTATTTTAGCTTCCTATCATCCTACAATCCTACAAATTACAGGCTTACGAATGCAAAGATACTAAATTTCAGCGAATTACGCAAATTATATCAAACATATTTTAGTCCTACACACTCATTTTTTCGTTTCCTACACGTCCTACAATCCTACTAAATGGGGTATTCTGTAGGATGAGATCTCCGAAAGCGCCAAAATGCGAAAATTTCCTATTTCCTACAACGTCCTACAATCCTACAGCATTTCCTACAAAACCACAAAACCACAAAAACACACATAACATTCTGATAATAAGATAAATAGATAATAATAATAGTTTGAAAAGAAATGCATTTGTAGGATTGTAGGATTGTAGGAAGGCATTTTTCTGAAAATGATTTTCAAAACTTCGTTTTCTCGGTTATTTTTGAAATTTTAGGGGGTACGGGGGATTTTTCGCATCTGGAACACACAAAAATGTAAAGAAATACCCACGCTCGCCCTCCCGGGTTTGCGTGGGTAAAAATATGCAAAATTCAACTCAAATTTATGCGGAAAACTTTTGGTTTTCTCGAATATTTTTTGTATCTTTGTATCGTTAAATTGGGGTAGTCTATACCTTATATAAGGTAGTTTTCTGGCTCCTATCAGAACGGTTTATCCCCATTCTTACCTGCGTCAGTCTCGTCAAATGGTATACTGCCAGGCTTGTACTGTTGGGTATTGATATCAGTATTAGCCTCTCCATTCACTTCTGGAGTGCTCTGAGCGACACTCTCGGCGGGGATTTCTCCTCGTCTGAAGTCGATATTATACATCTCCATGAACTTGTCATAGTCGATGATAATTGCACTTGTAGATGTAGAACGCTCCTTACGCACTCTTACCATCGTTTCCTGGTCATCAGGCTTTGCTACCTCAACGGTCTCCTCCCAGGCGAAGCGTCTAGATGGTACAGTTCCAACATATGATGGATGTGAGCGAAGATTCTGCTCAAGGGTAGATAATGTCGTATTCTCGCTGTTGTATCCACTTCTGTCATAGATGGAGTAAACACTACTGAGACGGAGGAACAGAACATGCGCACCAGGCTCGAAAGCGAACGTTTTCTTGTCTCCGTGCGAATCTTTACCCGTAACGCTCTTAGGCTGCTCGATGAGCATCTCTCGACCAACGAGCACCTGTTTTGTATCGATCATGTTGTTGACGGCATTGAAGAACATAGCGAGCTTGTCTGTGCTTCGGATCAGAGATAACTGGAACTTAATCTTCTCCTGTACCAGGGCAAAGAACTCCTCGTACGTAAACGGAAGTTTCAGATCCGAATATCGCTCCACCAGTTTAACCATTCCCAGGAACAAGGAAGCTGTCTTCATCAGTCGGTCCATCTCACCGGAATTGATTACGTCATTCTTCAGTTCGCTGTAGGCTTCCTGCTTGAGCGCTCTGAAGTGATCCATCACGGCAGGGCGAAGCGACAACACCTTCAGCAACACATTGGATAGACCTACATTCTTCTCTATATTCTTCAACTCCTCAAACAGCTTCGTCTCTTCCGGTGTTCTGTTCTTAGGTTTCGGAACTTCGCAGATGATGACTCGGCTCATAAGAGCATTATCATCGCGCTGAGGGGTCTCCTGGCCGCAGATAACCACAGGCGCAAATACCTTATCGTTTTCGATATCTCTTCCAGAGGTTCCACGGCGCTTCTGCTTACCATCTCCATCATATACAATACCCTTCAGCGCCTGAAACTTGGTGTCCGAGATATCCTTGTTATTATACTCATCGAGAACAACCGGAACATCACGGAATGTACCCATCATCGTGCTCATAGCCGCGTCCGTACCTGTATTGAGGTTGAAAATCGGGATGGTCGGACTAATGAAGAGAGAACGGATAGATATCGCGATCTGAGTCTTACCTGAAGACATTGGGCCCATGAAGAAGGGCGCCGTGAAGAGTCGGTCCAGACAATGTATGTTACTTCGGAATGCGCACATCAACGCAAAAACGATAGCCCATTTGCCGTTGTCATTAATCTTATAGACCTTATCCATTAAGGATGCCCATTTTTCAAAACTGACCTGCTTGTCAGCAGGAATATCATCGTATGTCAGCTGAGATATCAGCTCGTACTTGTCTGACTGGCGCCCGGATCCGGCGTAAATGGTTGAAAATGCAGGAAGATAATAGTTCATGTGATTATGGGTGACAACACCCAGCTCGTTAACCTTCTCAAACACATATTTCCCGTCCTTGTCCTCGTGGGCGATACCATTGGCAAAGGCAAAAAACTGCTCATCTGTCTTCCGGCTCATTCCCTCCGACTGCTGGTTGCCATATACCTGTATCTCCCGGCACTGAACGAAATGGCGGCTCATATATTCTTTGATACGCCTCCACTGCCATTCTTCTCCGTCTGTAAAATTCACGCCTTCATAGTTGATAAGAACGTCCTCGATGGTACTCATCTTCTTTAGAGAACTTGACAGTACCTCGATATATAACGGCTTGTCGAAGTAACGACGATTCACCTTCAGCACTCGCTTGTTCTGCTCGAAATCTTCGTTGAAGATATGGAGAAGAGGGACCATATAGAAGTCTGCAACCTGAGAGAATCCACGTCCGTTCTTATTCTGGAACATATAGCAGACTGGTATGCCCTGCTTATTAAGGCGAGGATAATACTTGCACTCACGAAACATCTGTGCGTACTCTCCCTCCTTGACATAACTGGGAACTTCATCACCGTCAAAGTCATCATCATAGAGATCATCTTTCAGGGCATTCGCCTTCATTACATTTTTGCGCTTGTTGACGAACGGCTTACGGATCTCGTCGAACTGGCCCTTGGATAGCCCTAATTTACTGCAGTAATGATTCTTGTTGACAGTTATCACGGTTTCCTCCGCATAGCTGGTCAACTCGATACACCTTGTAATGATCGGAACCTTGTCGCCCAGAAATCCGGACAGCAGCTCTCCATGTATGCGAATATAGAAATCGATAAAGGATTCCACCTTATCCTCGTGCGTGACTCTTATCTGAGAGATACCAGCCTTATACATCTCTGCGAGCGTTGTCATATAGGCGCTATCCTCACCTGTAGTGGTATTGATGCTGCATCCCTCTTCAGTAGTGACGAAATAACAGCAGATGCGTCTGAGGTTTTCGATATCCGTAGAGGATGGCGTGCCGGAAACATACACGATTGGATTATCTCCGTATGACTCTAAGAATGTATCTATCGATGAGGTCACTACTGCAGGCTCGTTGTTTCTCAGATTCTCCTTCAAGCTATCAATACCAAAGATGCCATGCTGTAGGTTTTCCTTCTTGACACTATCTATATTGCGGCGAATATCTCTTACCTTATCCTCCAGGATGGTCATTTTCGTATCGAAGTCTCTGGCCATAGTCTTCATGTACTCGAGACGGAGTCCTGCATCCTGGACGCATGCTATAAGATTGGAGATTGTATTCATTGCTGCAGCAATGACTGCTTCATCCTTGCAACCACGAGGAAGCAGCATCCTTTTCATTGCCTTCGGGAAGGCCTCGATAGTTTCAGATAGCTTCTTTTTTGTTTCTTCCTTGCAGAGCTGGCCATAGCTGTCTGGGTCGTACCCTTTTGGCAAGCGGATGCACTTGACACTCGCACCAGCCTTCAGCAGCAGCTCGCAGTTCTTGACAGCAGCCTTCATACCCGCATCATCAGCATCATATATCATGACCACAGACTGGGTGAAGCGCATGATAAGCCTTACCTGGTCATCGGTAAACGCGGTTCCAGAACCGCCGATGACATTCTCTACCCCATATTTATGGAGGGTAATGACATCAAATTGTCCCTCGACAAGATATGTAAATCCTTCTTTGGCGATTGCTCTTTTAGCCTGGTAGAGTCCGAAAATATGCTGGCCTTTTCTGAAAATAGGAGTTTCCCCAGTGTTAACATACTTGCCGGCATTATCATTCGGGGTTACGATTCTTCCGGAAAACGCAACAACTCTTCCAGATACATCGTAGAATGGAAACATGACGCGATCACGGAAGAAATCATAGCTTCTCCCATCTTGAGACTTTCCTAATACCCCAACGTCTGTGAGAACCTGGAGATTATATCCGTTCTCCGTAAGGTGCTTCATTGCTACATTGCCAACAGGTGCGTATCCAACACCATATTCCACAAGCGTCTTGTCCGTATAGTCATAGCCACGACGTTTGAGGAAGCTTTCTGCCTGGGATAGATTCCCCTGATAGAATTTAGCAGCCGCAGCAATAGCTATGCGGCGAGATTCCAGAAGTTTATATGCAGCGTTCTCTTCAGGAGTTGCCTCCTGCTCGGGGAATTCTACATCTGCAAGCTTGCAGGCCATTCGCAGAGCCTCAGGAAATGTGATCTGGTTGTACTTCTTCAGGAAGTCCAGGACATCTCCATGTTCTCCGCAGACGAAGCAATGATAAGTCTGCCTCGTCTTGCTCACCATCATGGAAGGATGGCTATCATTGTGAAACGGGCAAATGCCCTTGAAATTGATGCCAGCCTTCGTGAGGGTGATATATGAACCGATCACGTCAACAATATCCAATTTACTCTTGACGTTCTCGATGAAGTTTGAGTTGATTTTCATATACATATTTATTGATCAAAAAGATTAAGCTGAAGGGAATCGAATGCCTCCGAAATCGTGATATTGAAATATTCGGCAACAGCCTTGTATTCCTCCGGCTTGATTGACTTCCGCCCGAAGAACAGATCCCAATATCTCACCTGGTTAATTCCGGTCTCCCGGAAGAAGAACTTGCTCGGATGGAAATCCTCAAGGTGACGAAAGCGATACTCAAGCAACTTCTTCAGGCGATTTTCTTTAACAACCTGGTGTTTGTCGTCTAGTCTATGCCGAAGAGCGTACAACCGCACGGCCATGACGGAACGGTTGAGATGGATGGCCATATCCTCAAGGCTCATTCTCCCGTAATTCTCTACCAGGTATGCTATCTCATTTTTAGTCCATTTTTTATTACTCATAGTCACATATTGGCTTATTTATATATTCGACATACCTCTTTAACCTAAGGCAGAACAAGCCGTTGATACATGCTCTGCCATTTTTACATATAACGCATTTCTTGGGCATAAGCTATTTAGTTTTTATATGCTCCAGGTAATATGCCGCCACCTGTGCTAGTGACCTTAGCTGAAGCTTAGCCTTGATATTCTCCCTATGTCGTTGTACGGTTTTAATAGATATATAAAGGCGATCTGCGATTTCTTGAGCGTGCAGACCCCTAGATATGAGCTCCGCTATCTCTAACTCGCGATCTGTAAGCTTAGAGTCTAATTTTGGCTTGCAGATAACGCCCTCCATTCTACATTCGCCACGCAACGGGCACTTGACTTCCTCGAAATGAAAGAAACCATCTGTATCAATATCAGGAGTATGTGCATCATATTCTCCAAAGTTGCATCTGACGAACCTGGACACAATGTTAAACTCGTATACTTTGCGATTTAGCTCGCTAGCTGTATACTGACCACACAGAGCCTTGAAGGCCTTAGGATATCTAGTTTTGATAAGGTCTAGCATCTCCTCGACAACCTTGCGGCTGTCAGCTGTAAGTTCCTGGACAGGTTTACCCAGTTGCTTATACATAACATCACCTTCTGGCGTATTATAAAACTCGACTGACTCCATACTTACTCATCAGGAAAAAGTTCATGCTCTGGCTTACCTAGATACTCAGCGACAATTCCTCTGCATAGAGCGTTCGGTTTGGACTTGCCCTGGATCCATCTATAGACGGAATTATTAGATACTTTGCATTTCTCAGCAATTTCTCCTACTATCCCACAACGTGGATATGGAAGACTTTTCATGTACTCACTAAAACCCATATTTTTTAAAATTTTTGTTTGAAATCATCATTATGTGCGATATTTTTTGTATATTTGCACCGTGAGAATTAATAACACGCTGCAAATATATAACATTTCAGTGACACAACCAAACATTTCACTGATTATTTTTGTATTTTTCAGCATTTTGTTTGAATTTTACATATTATGAGTACGGAAAAAGAAAAAGAAGTAACAGAAACTATCAATGAACGCGTGAACAGCATCATTGAAAAAGAGGGTCACACCATTGCTACATTCGCAAAGAAGATTGGTGTACCATGGACCACGATCAAAAATATCGTATCTGGCAGAAATGCCCCTAGTTACGACATTATCGTGAAGATCATTAACGCCGTCGATTGGGTAGACGCTAATTACCTAATCATGGGAGAGAAACTCACGAAAGGCAACCAGGGAAACCTGTTGACAATCGTTGAGAGACAGAACAAGACTATCGAGAGTCAACAGAAAACGATTGATAGGCTTACCAAAAAGATGTTAGAAAACTAAGATTTTTATTGCACCGTTTTGCGAAAAATGAGTCATTTTGCCAAACATTTGTTTTATAACAATCACACAACTGTTTGAGTATCTGTAACTTGTTTGATACGCAACTCGGTGCATTTTCGGTGTTATATATGTAAAAATCGGAAATATCCTAGTTGATTATCAGATAATTACGCTGCAGATTTAGGGATAATAAAACATCAACTTTTTTGTTTTTTCCTTTAAATCCGAATCGAAATCACCAAGATT